TCACGGCACTCGCCGCTTCGCCACTGTCACCGACAGCGTCGCCGCCGCCAGATCGAACGTCGCCGCGGAGATGTTCCGTGCCATGACCCGCACCGTGTTGTTCGACCACACCGCCGCGTCGAGCTCGATGAAGCGCGTCGACGACACCAGCGATGCTTGCGCCAGGTCGCCCGCTCGTGCCCCGTTCACCGTGACGTCGAGCAGCGATGTCGCCCCGGGCGCGAGGCTCGGCAGGTCCCAGGACACCTCCGCTGCGAATTCCCGCCGGCCCGAGCCGAACAGCGCTCCCGTCAGCAGCGGGGTGCCATTCAGCACCGCGGGCGCGGCCTCCGGTAGCCCGTAGAGCCGCAGCGATTGCAGGTCGATGGGCCCATCGAAGCCGATCACGCCCACCTGCGCGTAGGCCACGGACGCGCCGACACGGATGGTCTGCCGCCGATTGAAGTTGGCGTCGTCCATCGGCGCACCGGCATTCCAGCCCTTAGCCGGCCCGTTCCACTGCATCGTGGTGATCGAGGCCAGCACGTCGCCCGCGATGTCCTCGCGGACATTCCCCGCCCCATCGAACACGCGCACGAACAGCCGCCCGCCCGAGGCGCCGCTTGTCAGCCAATGCGCCAGGGCGAACTCCTTCGCCTGGGAGGTGTCGAGCATCCACCCCAGCCCACGGTTTGCCGCCAGCGTGATGGCCCGATCGGTCGGCGTCAGGTCGGTCAGCCCGTTGAAGCAGAAATCCGCCATGAAGGTCGCGGTGGTGGTCGAGGTGGCGATGGTGATCAGCCCCTCGACGCCCACTTCGGTCGCCGACTGCCGGAACGTCGCCGCGCGGGTGTTCGGCACGCCGGCGAGAAAGCGCTGAAACCGCGACGCCGGCGCGCGGTGCCGGTTAATCACCGCATTGCCGCAGCGGTTCGCCGTCGCCGTGTAGTCGATGCCGACCAGGTAGGTGTTGGTCCAGGCGATGTCGTACTCGCAATCCTGTGCTCCGGCCGTGTGCCGAGCGGCGAGCGGCGAACACGCCTCCATGCGCATGTTGCGCGCGATGATCGCACTGCCCGAGGTCTGGTTCAGGAAGGGGATGGCGATGTTGCTACCGGCCTGGCGCAGCTCGAAGTTCGGCGCGTCGAAGACGTGGCGGTTGTGGTTGGAATAGGCGCCCGCCTCATTGCCGAAGCGCACACCGAAGCGATCCATTGCGGCGTTCACCCCCGTCGCCTGGGCGAAGTGCCCACCGTAGTAGCGGATCGAGGTGTTCCAGGCCGTCGCCGTCGCGCACCAAATGTCGAGGCCGATGCGGTTGTTGACGATACGCCCCAGCGTGAAGGTGCTGTCCTCCACGCCACGGCCGTCGCCCAGCGTGCGCATGCCGATGGTGAAGCCTTCCACGCGGCGCAGCTCGATCTGGCTCGCATCCACGTTGCGCACGGTGATGCCGATATCGGCCTCGGACGACCAGTCGGAGATCGTCTGCCGGATGACGTTCAGCCCGGTGTAGAGCTTTTCCGCGTTGCGGATGGTCCCGCCGTCGCCCAGCACCAGCACGGAGGTGGGCGCGGTGCCGGTGTAGCGAATGGTGCCCTGCATGATCAGCCCGCGGGCACCACCCGGCAGGGTCACGGTGCCGGAGACGTTCCAGGTGCCGGGCGGAATCATCGCGAATTTCTGGTCCGCGCCGGCGCGATCGAAGGCCGCCTGGATGGAGGTGCGATCATCGGCCACGCCATCGCCGAGCCCGCCAAAGTCGTTCGGCAGCACGGCCTCCCGATCACGGAGGTATTTGGCGAAGTCGGTCTTGTTGAGGTTGGCGTTGAGGACCAGCAGGTCGTCGATGCGGGCCGGCATGGCGTTCTCCGATCAGAGGGCTGTGGCGGTGACCGGGCCGGCGAAGCCCGAGACGTTGCCCTCGGCCGAGACGCTGCGCAGCCAGTACCAGCGGGTTTGGCCGGTGGTGAGGCCGGTGCGATCCCATGGGAGTGCGGTCGGCTCGCTGGCCAGCTTAGACGCCGCGGCGAGGCTGGCGCTGCTGGCCTCGAAGACCTGCAGCCGCACGGCATCGGCGGGAAAGCCGCCCGACAGGCGCACGCCACCAGCGATGCCGGTGGCGGCGAGCCCTGACGCGGCAGCCGGCACCAACGCCTCGCGCCAGCCCGACACGGCGCCGCTGCGCGCCTGCGCCCGTACGCGAAAGGCGGTCGGCTCGGCCGTGGGGATGGCGACGGCGGTGGCGCCGAAGCCACCCGCGTACCCCTGCCACACGGCGACCGAAGCCGGCCGGAACTCGATCTCGTAGCCGGCGAGATAGGCGGAGCCCACGGCGGACCATGACACAGCGATCGCCGTGAAGGTCGTCCCGAGCGGCGTCTCCACCAGGATGGTCGCCGGCGCCGCGATCACGCCCGGGTTCGGCAGCACCACCGAGGGGTTCTGGCCTGTCGCCCGTTCGTCCGTCGCCGGGTTCCATGCCCAGACCGCTGGGTCCTCCTCGGCCAGTTGCAGGTTCACCCCGCCATCCGGCGCCAGCGCCCAGCCTGTCACGCGCGCTGGGAATGGGGTCAGGCGTTCCAGGGCCACCGTCACCCCGTCCCAGGGCCGCAGGCGCAGCGCCGAGAGGTTGGCCTGCATCGCCACCTCACGCTGGCGCCGGTTGCGCTCCAGCTCGATTTTCATCAGGCGCTGGACGGTGGCCGCCGAGGTGGTGAGCGGGAACTCCATGTCCCGGTAGATCGCCTCGCCGCCGTCCTCGGTGACGTAGTTGCTGGCGAGCAGCGGCGGTGCATCGGTCGGCTGCCAGGCCGCGGCCGGCTCGACATAGACGGCGCGTACCCCGTTGAAGAGATCCCGCCGCGGACGCGAGCCGACGATGGTGACGTCGCCCCGCAGATCGTCGGAGGTGAGTGTGGCGGCCGGCAGCGCCGGCGCCCCCGCGTGGATGTAGAAGCGCCCGCCCGAGACCACGAGCGCGCCCGCCATGGCGGCGACCAGCTTGCGGGTGATGGCGATCTTGCCCTCGCCCAGGGTGACGGCACCGTTCACGGTGTAGCGCCGCTCCGCGGTGCCATCGCGCCGGCCCATGATCTCGTCGCAGATGTTCGCCGCTGCCATCAGCGCCGGCAGGTCGATGTCGGCCCAGGCCGCGCGCCACCCAAAGGGCGAGGTCAGGTACCAGGCTAGGCAGAGCGCCGGATTTTCGGACCAGCCGGTAGCGCCGGTGCGCGGGTCGAGGATGGTGTCCGCCCCCTCGACGATGGCGGAGAGGCTGGGCGCGCCGGACGGAAACGCCTCGGGCCGCAGCTTGAGGCGCACGGCGAGATAGGCCCGCCCCTGGCCGCGATGGGCCGCGGTCCATTGGCCACCGGTGTCCGCCACGAGATTGGCATTGGCGGTCTGGCCGGGATCGCCGAGCGCACGGTCGATGCGCAGCAGGCCGGAGAACTTCGGGTCGGTGGAGGCGGTGCCGTTCAGAAACACCTCGCCGATGGCGCGCACGCGATGGGCGGCCAGCACCACGACGACGTGCAGGAAGCCATCAGCGCGGCCCTCGTCGTCGGTGGCGGAATGCAGGAACACGACGGGGCCGGAGGTACGGCAGCGGCCGAAGACGATCTGGTGCTCGGTGATCGGCTGGCGGAAGGACTGGGTGCGGCCGGCGCCGGGCGTGCGGGGATCGAAGCCGGAGCCGGGACCGGTGTCCGTCCCTGGCGTGACGTTGGCGCTACGGGCGGCGGAGGGCGACTTGGGGCGGAATACGGCGGCGCCCACGGCGGACACTACCAGGGCGGCACCGGCGGCCGCCACGGCGCCCAGGACGCCGCCGCCAATGACGGCCGAGGCGGCCGCCCCTGCGGCGGCGGCGATGAAGGGGATGGCGACGGGCATGGTCTGTCAGTCCCTCACCAGCCGATGCGCCATGCCACGGCGCAGGTCGTGATCGGCACGCGCAGCAGGCCCGCGGGCCCTACGAAGGCGGCGCGGCCGACGTCGAGCACGACGCCGAGGCGATCCGGGTCGGCAGCGAGCACCACGTCGCCAGTCCGGGCGAAGGGCACCGCCACGCGCGGGTGGCCGGTGGTGTCCGCCATCTCCGCTAAGGAGGGGCGATGCTGCCACGAGAGCCGCTGCCCGGTGCAGGCCATCACCGCGGCCATGGCGAAGCGCCCGCAATTCCAGCGCACTGCGTCGAAGGGGCGATGCTCAGCTGCGGTGATGAGTGCTGCCAGCCGCTCCGGCCAGTCGGGCAGCCGATTCACTGGATGGGCAGCCGGATTTCCGCCTCCTGCAGGGCGGGGACGAACTCGAAGAACCGATCGCCGGGATACTCGCCCTGCTGGTCGGCGTCGGTGTAGCGCCGCACCTCGGCGCGCTCGAGGTCCACCAGCCGGCTCTCGCAGGCGAGTGCCACGGAGGGCTCCGCGCCGTCCGTCACCTCCATCGTGTCCATCAGCCCCGCCCAGAGCGGGAACGGGTCCGCCACGAATGACCCTTGGGCATCGAGCAGCGAGCCCCACAGCGTGACCGGCCGGAGGCGGTAGCTGCGCTCGGCCAAGGCGATATCCACCACCTCCTGCGGCACCGGCGACAGCGCTAGGGTCAGGCGCACGGCGCGCAGCTCCACCGTCTCCTCCACATCCGAGATGGCGCCGATGCTGCCGGCCCCCTCGAACACTTTCCCGGCCCAATCCAGCAGGCCGAGCCCGGTCCAGACACGAAAGGGGCCGGTGGCGAAGTCGAGCTCGACCAGCACCACCGGCGTGGCGATCGGCGCGGTGGCCGCGGACGCCGCCTGGTTGCTGAGGCGTGGGGTGCCGGACATGGCTACAGCGCCTCCTCCATGCGGATGGTGACGGCGGCGAAGGGACCGGGGCGCGTCGGGTTCGCCGCCTCGTCATCGGAGACCAGCCGCATGGGGACGCTCGGCAGCGAGAGGATCAGCGGCTCGCCGACCACCACCGCGGCGCGCAGCGGCGGCGCAATGGCGATGGTGGCGGTGCCGGCGCCCGAGGCGGCGACCGCGGCAGTGGCGATGTAGAGCCGCCCACCCAGCCCGATGTAGTCGCCGGCGCCGACCGCCACCGTGCTCGGCCACCAGCCTTGCGTGACGATGGACAGCGCGCCACGCGGCGCGCCGGCCGCGAGCGACGGATTGCCGGAGCCCACCACCAGCCCGGTCCCGTCCGTGAAGATGGTGGCGTCGGAGAAGCTGTATGGCCCGGTCGGCACATCGCCCTGGCTGCGCGGATCGCCGGTGCGGTATTCGCGCCGCCAGTCCCAGATGCGTACGGTGTTGGCAGAGCCGGCGAGTGCCGCCAGCAGCCCGTCCATCACGCCCGCCTGCACGCGCCCCAGCGGCTCGAAGCTCGCCTCCGCCACCCAGCGCGCCCCCTCTCGCCGCAGCACCTGGGTGGCGCGGGTGACCGGCGAGACGAACCGCAGCGTGTTGTGCTGCAGGTAGAAGCTCAGCCGCGACGGGCGCAGCGTGGCGGGCCAGGCGTATTCCGTCATGGCCCTATCCCCGCACGATGGAGGTGGCGCTGCCGCCGCGGCGGATGGCGTCGAGCGTCGCGGCGCTGGCCTGCCGCACGATCTGCGCCGAGAGCACCCGCAGCCGCGCCTCGACACCGGCATCGGCGCCGCGCGCATCGATGGTGATGCTCTGGTTGATCACTGGCCCACCGGGCGCCATGCCATTGGGCAGCACCGTGCCGCTACGGTTCGGCACGAACCATTCGGGACCGCGCTCACCGACGATGTAGGGCTGGCCGCCCGCCACCGGCCCGCCCTCCGCGCGGAACAACCCGCCCAGCGCCGAGCCCAGCCCTGAGAAGATCGAGCCGAAGTCGAAGCCAGCCAGGCTGGAGGTTACTGCCGTGCCGAGCGGCTCGGTGATGGTGCGGCGGACCACGATGCGGGCGATGTCCTGCAGGATGCCCTGCAGCACCTTGGAGAAGCTTTCGCCCTTGATGATCGCGTCCTCGAAGGCCGAGGAGAAGGTCAGGCCGAGCTCCCGCGCCGTATTGCTCGTGCGCTCCGTGGCCTGTTGCACGCGCTGCTGGCTGCGCTCCAGCTCCTCCAGCGCGGCATTGGCCTCGCGCGAGACCGTCTCGTCGGGGATGGGCTGGCCGATGCGCTCGGAGCGCTCCACCAGCCGGCCGAGGGTTTCCAGGCGGCGGGTGTAGCGTTCCTGGGCATTCTCGTTGTTCTGGATCAGCCGCTCGCGCTCGCGGATGATGTCGTTGATCTCGCGCTCGGCCTCGCGGTCGGGGCGCGGGATGGATGCCACGCGGCGGGTAGTGCCCTCGATGCGGCGCAGCGCCTCGTCGCGTTCCCGCAACGCCAGGGTTTCGAGGCGGGTGCGGTCGGCGGCGGTGATGCCGCCCGCGGCCTCGGCCTCGCGCAGGCGGCGAACCCGGTCCTCATATTCGCTGTTGATCCGAAAGCGGTCGTCGAGCGCCTTGCGGAGTTCCTCCGCATCCGCGGCCGTGCGGCGGCGGCGGGCCTCCGCGGCCTGGGCGGCGGCGCTCTCCTGCTCGGTGCGCTGCCGCTCGCCGGCAGCCTGCTCGCCGCGGGTGATCTCCTCCTGGAGTTCCGCGTACTGCCGGCGCAGCTCCTCCAGGCGGGCAGCGCGATCGACGCCGGCCTGCTGCTGCGCGGTGCCGACCAGCCCGCCCCGGATCGAACCACGACGAGGCTGGGAGCGCAGGCTGTCGCGGCCGTCGCTCTCCGCCTCGAGACGGGCGATCTGGGCGCGCAGGGCCTCGGCCTGGGCGCGGCGGTCCGCCTCCTGCTCGCTGGGCAACAGCAAGCCGGAACCGCGGCGCACACCATCCAGGACACGGGCGGCGCCGGAGAGCGCACGCGCAAGGGCGTTGGACAGGCCGATCGCCTGGTCGAGCCGGGCGAGGAACTGGTCGGCCGCTGCGGTGAGCTGGCCAAAGGCCCGGCCGACGGAAAGCGGCGCGCGCTCGAACTCGCCGTTCAGCCGCTCGACGGCGCGCAGCAGCGCGGGAAAGACCGTGTCGGCGGTGAGCTTGCCCTCGGAGCCGAGCTTGCGCAGCTCACCGATGGAGACGCCGAGCTCGCGCGCCAGCGCCTGCGCGAGCGTCGGCAGGCCTTCGAGGATGCTGCGCAGCTCGTCGCCCTGCAGCGTGCCCGAGGCCAGCGCCTGGGCGAGCTGCTGGGTGCTGGAGGCGATCTCCTGCTGGCTGGCGCCGGAGGCGATGGCGATGCGCTGCAGGCCGCCGACCAGGGTGGCGACCTGGTCGGAGGTGGCGCCGATCTCGCGGGCGGCGATCGAGAAGCGGGCGAAGGCGTCCACGCTCTCGCGCACCGCGACGCCGGTCTGCAGGCTGTCGCGATACAGCCGGTCGTAGATCTCGCCGGCGCGCTCGACAGAACCGAGCGCGGTGTTCAGCCGGCCCATGGATTGGGTGAGCGCATCGCCGGCCACGACCACGGCGCGCAGCCCGGCGGCCAGGCCGGCGATCTGCACGCCGCGCACGGCGACATCGAGCAGGTCGAGTGCGCGGGAGGCGCGGTCGGCGCCGCCCTGGATCCGCTCCAGGGAGCGTTGACCGGTCTCGCCGACCTCGCGCAGCTCCTGCTTGACCCGGGCGGCGTCGTCCAGCGACAGCCGGACCGAGACGCGGCGCGTGCTATCCGCCATGGGTCACGCCTCCTGCGTCGGTGGGGTCGTCAGGGCTCGGGGGGATCAGTGCGCCGCGCGGCGCTGCCGGCGGCGAGGCCCATGCGCATGGCGAGCAGCAGTTCGGCTGCGGCCCAGCCGGTTGCACCCATCTCGCGGGCGGTGGTCAGCGCCGCCGGCATGTCGAGATCAAGGCCGGCCATGGTCGCCGTGGCGCAGGTGGTGCCGGCGGCCCAGGCTGCGGCGCCCTCGACACTGGCCGGCGCGTGGGCGGCGTAGGGACAGGCGAGCCCGCAGTCGCGATCGAGAGCCGCGCAGCCGCGGCAGTAGTCAGGGCCCTTGCCGAAGTGCCACTCGGCCCGGGCCCTTAGCCGTTTCCCTCCAGCGCCACGGCAGCAACCGGGTCGGTAGCGCGATCCCAGAACGCGGCGGCCATCTCGTCCATGTCCATCAGCCGCTCGACGGCCTCGGGCGAGAGCGGCAGCGGCTTGCCGGCAGTGTCGCCGACCCCCTCCCAGGCGGTGACGGCGTGGCGGGCCAGCGCCTTGACCAGAAATGCGAAGGCGAGGCCGCGCGCCATGTCGGGGTCGAGGTCGGCCTCCGCGGCCCGCAGCGCGCCGAGGCGGCGCGCGGAGCCGGCCTGGGCGGCGGCCATGATGGCGGTGGTGACGGGGCGGATCTCCACGCGGACGCCGCGCGGCAGGTCGAGCCAGTACGGCTCGACCGGGAGGTCGAGGGTGAGCATACAGTTCTCCATTTGGAATTGGACGATGCGGATTCGCCGCCTGCTATGGGGGCTGCCGGACAGCGCTCAGTCCCGGCAGCGGGCCTCGGCCCTAGCTTGGACACGGAGAAGGCCGAAGCAGAATTCGACCGAAGAGTGAAGCTCGTTCCCCGACCCAGTATGTCTGGTAGTGGACCATGAGCAGACATTGCTGGCCGGTAACCGACACCGGCAGATGCAATGACCCATGATACCTTTGTTGTTCCTGTGACGCACCTATACGGTGATACGATTAAATGGCGATTACACGAGACAACCACTTCGTCCCACGATGGTATCAGACGCGATTCCTAGAACCCGGGGCGTCGACGCTCGCCTACCTTGACCTCGACCCACCGACCAAGGTGCTGGACGACGGACGGGTGATCCGGGCGCGTTCGCTGTTCGACGCCCCCCCGAGGCGCTGCTTCTTTCAAACCGACCTCTACTCAACTTTTTTTGGCACGGCTGTCAGCGACGAGATCGAGCGGCGGCTCTTCGGCAACATCGACACGCGCGGCGCGGATGCCGTGAGGGCATTCGAGGCCACGGATCCCGCCAACTGGCACGAGCACTTCGGGACGTTCTTTGAATATCTCGACATCCAGAAGCTGCGAACGCCGAAGGGATTGGCGTGGCTAAGGGGACAGTATCCCCTGCTAAATCAGAATGAACTCATGCGGGAGATGCTGGGCATCCGCATGCTGCACACCACGATCTGGACCCAATGCGTTAGGGAGGTCGTGTCCGCCGAGGATAGCGAGGTGAAGTTCATCATCACCGACCATCCCGTGACCATTTACAACCACGCCATGCCGCCCGGTGCGCCGCAGTGCGTGTACCCCAACGAACCAGGGATTGCGCTGAAAGGGTCACAGACGCTCTTTCCGCTCGGTCGGAACCACTGTCTGATTCTGACGAACCTTGAATACGCCAAAGATCCAGCCGCGGCGCCCGCCGAAAAGCGGACATTTGCGCGCAACTTCCGCCCATCGCTGGCGCGCACCGACAAGTTCATCCGCGCCCGCCGACTGACGAGCCTGGAGGTATCAAGGATCAACCGCGTGCTGAAGGCGCGAGCGCGGCGATATGTGGCGGCCGGTAGAAGGGAGTGGTTGCAGCCGGAGGATCTGGCAGTCGGATCGTGGGCAGACCTTGCCACGACGCTTCTCCCGCCGCGCGACCAACTCTGGGGCTTCGGCGGCGAGACATTCGTTGGCTACAGGGACGGTAGTGTCCACTACCAGGACGCATTCGGCCGGACGGAGAAGGAGCGCGAGGCGCTGAAGAAGGCGCTACCCGTCCGCGACCTGGCACCCGGCGATCCCTGCGGTTGCGGATCCGGACAGCCCTATCGTTTGTGCTGTCACACCCGACCACCAACGCTGCGACCGATCTGGACTGAGCGGAGCATTCGCGAGCGCAATCTGGTCTTTTTCAATGGCATCCTTTCGATCCTTCAGATGGACCAGGGCAAAGATTGGACAGCCGTCAGGCGTGAACTGACCGAAGAGCAGATCAGGGAGGTCTATTCCCTGCACGAGGCGCTCTGGCCGCTTGAGACCGACCTGCTTGCCCTGCTCCCCAAACCTGACGGCAGGCCGCGCGCCATCTACACCGGCTCTCTCCATCCGCAGTCGATTGTCGAGTTCGCGATCGGCGCGTCAGCGTATTTCGGGGAACTCATCGTTGAGAACCCGTTCGTGCATGCTGGCACTATTGCGCAGAAGTTCAGGCCAACCGAGCACCCGCGGGCCTACCATCTGGAGTTCCTGAAGTCGGTCGCCTTCTTCCTGAATGTCATGCCGATGGTGGATGCTGGACTCATCAACTTGGTCCCAGATCCTTTGACCTTCGACTACCACCTCCGTCGCGAGACCATGGCGATGGCGCAGGAGCGTACCGGTGGGATCCCGATCCGGCTGCGCGACGAGCCTCGCCTCAAGGAGTTGCTTCGCCTCGACCAGATGCGTGACGTGCTCATGTGGCCTAAGGGCGCGCGGGATGCGCGGCTCCGCGAGGGCTTTCCTGACCTCGATGACGACGGCCTCGCCGGGATGCGAAGCGCGATTGAACGGATGAAGGAGGAGGACCCGCTCGCAGCACTGCAGGACGGCATTTTTGAGGGCGGTGAGGATGGCGGCCAGATGCGCCTCATGCAGATGAGCCCGAACTTCGAGATCGCGATGTATCTGGCGCAGGCGACCGGGGCTACGATCGTAACCGACAGCGCTTTTCGCTGGCAGGAGATTCTCCGCGCGGCACAGCCGCGTGCTGGAGCGCCTCCAGCGAGGCTCGGGCGCTTGGCCGCGCACATCGCCAATGCTGTGTTTCTCTTTCCAGACGATGCCGATCGAATGGTCAGTTTGGCGCGGGACGGTTTGCTTGACGCCTACCCGAAGCTCTTCGCAGAGATGTTCCGCTATCTCGGGACGGTCGCACTGCGCGACGCAAAGCCAAACTTCGAGGACGGACTAGCCGCTCGGTTCGCGCGCGCACACGCGTCAGCACAAACGGCGCTTCGTAAGCGCAGAGAACCTGGCAACGCGGGCAGGATGTCATGCGTGTTCGCTCCGAGCGGCATACAGGACAACGCCATCAACCGGCTGCTGCTCATGTCGAGCTCGGAGCACCACCTTTCGATGGTGCCAATGGCTTTCTACATCCGGCGTCCAGATTCGGACCGATAGCTACGTCCAGCAGCATTAATTCGCGCCTGGGCAGCGATGGATTGACTGCCCCCCATAAACACAAGACCGGTGGCGCCGCCACGCGCAATGACTGACACGCACCCTCGCCATCGCCCATGACTGGAGGGCTGCTTACATGCCCGCTCACGAGGGCAAAGAATACGTCCGGCCGAAGGCGCCTGCCGCCGCGTTCCGCACGAAGCGACCGGCCAGCCCATGTTCCGGCCTCACGCGTAATCCGTGGCGGCCTGCTGGTTCCGCAGCACCGCCGTCATCATCCGCGTCGCCGTCGCGTTGAAGGCGGCCCTGAAATCGAAGCTGGCCTCCACGCCGGCCGGCCCCTCGATCGGCGTCTTGGCCAGCGCCAGATAGACCTCGTGCAGCGTGATGGTCAGGCTGCGGTTCGCATCGATGGTGAAGGCCATGGCGAATTCGGCCGAGGTGCCGGCCTGCGCCTGGGCCAGCAGCGTTGTATTCTCGAAGCGCACGGTGATCTGGCCAGTGCAGCGGGCGATGCCGGGATCGACGCCCTCCACGCGACGATCGGCGCGGATGGTGCGCACCGCCTCCATGCCGTTGGCGTAGGTGAGCCGCGCGCCGGTGACCTGCGCCAGCGCCACGCTGCTGCGGGTGATGGACCCCTGCGCCTTGTTGAAGGCGGTGTAGGCCGCGCTGGTCGGCGTGCCGCCTGACGTCGCGCCGGTCCGCACCGATCCCTGGCCGAGCAGCCCAAAGGTCGCGGTCGCCGCGCCGGTGGGCGTGAAGTCCATCTCCAGCGTGTCGGCGCGCACGCCGGTGCAGACGTCGAAGGACGGCACGTCCGGATAGCCGATCTCCATGGCGTTGCTCGGCAGCGAGGCCGCGCCCGAGCCGAAGGTGTGGATGAAGTTGGTCGTGCCGGTGGTGGTCGGCGCGCCGAGCAGCAGCCGCAGCCAGTGCCCGATGTTGATCAGATCGACCGGCACCACTGCCTGGCCAGCGACAGTCACCGTGTCGAGGAAGGGCGCGGCCGGATCGCGGTTGCTGCCCACGCCGATGACGTCGGCATCCAGCAGCGGCTGCTCGGCGCCAAGATCGCAGGACAGGAACGGCATGCGCCGCCAGTTGCTGCCGGGGGCGGTGCCATAGACGGTCTCGGGCAGCATGAGCAGACGGCAATTCGCGCCGATGGCACGGGGCATGGGCTTTCTCCTGGAAGGGGATCAGGCCAGCGGCGAGCCGGCGACGGTGAACCAGAGGGTGATGGGGATGGCGGCGGCACGGGCCGCTGCGGCGCCTTCGAACTCGATATCTTCGAATGAGGCGCTGCCGGGCTGCGCCCACTCCACAGCGCCGCCGAGCGTGCGGTTGGCGGTGATCGCCGCGGCGACATCCACCAAGAGCGCATCGAGCAGGGTGCTGCGCGCGGCCGGTATGGCGCCGGCCACGGTGATCTCGACCTCGGCGCGGTGCTCAACCTGCCAGGTGAGCGGGGAGAGGATTGGTGTCTCCTCCACCGCCTCGCCGTCGCGGACGACCACTAGCCCGCCAGCAGGAATGCGCTGCGGGATGGTCTCGCCGCGCAGCACCAGCGGTGCCGGGTTCCGAACGGCCAGCGACGTGACGAGTCGGCTGTGCAGCGCGGCGATGGCGGTCTCGCGCGCGCTCATGCTGACCGCCTGCTCTCGCGCTCCCATGCCGCGACGAAACGGCCCGGCAGCCGGCGTAGCCCGCGCTCAGCCGCACCGCGCACGTCGAGCCGCTTGGCGAGCTTCACCTGGGGCAGGAGGAGAAACATTGGCACCATCCCCTGCTCCAGCAGGCCGCGCGCCCAGGCCTCGCGGCCCTTGCGGTTGGCCGTACCGACTTCCGTGACCCCGCCCGCCACCAGCCGGGTCCTGCGCCGCCGCCCGGTCTGCTCGCCCTGCCGCAGCGGCAGGCACCACACGAAACCCCGCCCCGACTTGAACGGCCGCAGGAAGGCCTGGCCGGAAGCGACCATCTGGGCCGGCGTGACCCGCATGTCCTTCTCGCCGCGCCCCCTGCGTCCCCGCGCCGCATTGAAGCCAGTCGGAATGGCCAGGAACTTCCCTCCGCCCCTGGCGCGGATCAGCGCCCCACGCTCGAATGCGTCGATGACGTTCGGCACCTTGGTGAAGACCAGCCCCGCCGGCCGCAGCGACTGCCCGGACCGCGGGAAGATCATCGACCGCCAGGCATTGGCGATACCGCGGGCGTTACCCGAGAAGGCGGTGGTGACCTGCCGGCGCAACTCGGCCTTCACCTGCTCCGTCTCGGCGCGGATGGCGGTCATGGCTGCGCGCTCCCCCGCCTTCACCTCATCGGCCAGCACCTTGCGGAGGTCGCCCACGATGCTGGCGCCGAGGCGCATGGATCAGCGCCCGCCGAACTTGCGGCTGAGAATGCGCAGCAGCAGATCGTGCAGCGCGGCATAGCCGAGCGTGCCGGCCAGCCACGCGACGGCAAACAGCCACCAGCCGTCGAGCTCGAAGGCATGGGCAATGAGCCAGGCGCCGGTGCCGAGGCTGCCGCCGGCCAGCGCGTGCAGCAGATAGGCGCGGGTCAGCAGCGGCCGGTCGGTGGACGAGAAGCGCGCCATCGCCCCGAGCGCGCCCAGGGCGCCGGCGAGCAGCGCCTCACCGATAATGCTGCCGATGCGTTCGGGGTCGATCATGGCGGTGCTCCTATCGGCGGCAGAAAACGCGCCAAGCGATGCCGGCGGCGTCGCGCTCCGCGTGCTGGACGGTCAGGGTGTCGGCTCCGAGGGTGAAGGTGTCGTCGGCCTCGGCGCTGGGCAGCACGGCGATGGCCACCGTCAGGATGTCCGATGCCTGGATCACGCTGGTACCGAAGGCGTCGCCCAGCCGGTCCGGCGACGAGCGGAGCACGCGGAGCAGGACCGGCGCCCCGGTCCCGCCCGTGCGATAGGTCGCAGTCGTGCCGATGTTCGGATCCGCGGCCAGCGCGTCCATGGCCGCGGCGAAGGCACTCATGCTGGCCGCCGCAGCCGCCAGGCGAGAACGCCCACCACCGCGGCGACGATGACCGCGATGGCGACGGCTGGCGCCAGCGTGCCCAGCGCCTGGATCGCCGGTGCGGCCTGCGCGACCGCCGTGGCGATGCCCGCGGCACCCACCAGCACTGCACCGCGGCCGGTGCCTGTGACGGCGGCGACCTCCCGCAGCGTCACGGGCGCGGCCGGAGGAACGCCCGCGAGGGTCAGCGCGCGATCGATCACGCCGACCGGATAGGACAGCCCGGCGCATTCATGGTGGATGATGGCCTCCACGAGCGGGCGGAGATGATCGTGCCGATGCAGGTCGATCGCATCATCCGGCCCGACGCCGATCCGCCGCGCTACCACTGCGACATAGGCCGCGGTGTCGTTCTCCACCTTGGGCGCCCACCGCTCGATGATCGCGCGTGGCGTGCGCAGCTTGTGCCGGTCCTGATAGGTGACCAGCAGCGCGGCGAGCGCCCGGATGCCGAGTTCGTGGCTGGTGAAGCGGCAGAAGCGCCCATCCGACGGCGGCTCGGCCAGCCCCTGCCACTTGTTGGCAGGGACGTGCTCGATGTTGCCCGGGTTGCGGTTGCGATAGCCCCGCGTGGCTTTGGGATCGATGCTCACGTGCCGATCGCCGGCACGCGGTTCAGCCACACCCGGACGGTGGTGTCCGCGGCGAGCGCGGCCAGGGTGGCGATGCCGACCTGGAAATTGCCGGTCGCGGTGGTGGTGATGCGCCGGTTGGTGTTGTCCCAGAAGACGCGGGCGCCGGCGGTGATGGCGAGCGCGGGTTCCTTGGTGATGTCGAAGACGCCCTGGGTGGCGGCCTCGATTACGGCGTTCTGCGCGCCGTCGACAGCGGCCACGCCGAACAGTGCGCCGACCAGGACGCCCTGGCCGGAGAGGATGCCGCCCGCATAGGGAACGGCGATGGCCAGGCTGTTGCCCGGCTGGACGTAGTTGCGCATGGGGATGGGAGCTCCAGAAACGCAGAAGGCGCCCGGTGGGGCGCCCTCTGCATGGGTTCACGATGGACGGGATGAGCCGGGATCAGGTGCCCGGGTTGAACCAGGCGCCGCGCCAGTCGATGGCACCCACGCCGAAGTCGAAGATCACCGAGACCTCGACGCCATCCACGCCCTGGACATTGCCTGTGGTGACCTGCGGTCCCTCGGCGCCGTTCAGATAGCCGTAGACGTAGACGGGGGCCGAGAAGGGATCGGAGAAGAGGTACCAGCGGTTGGCCGGGATCAGCGGCTCGACCAGCGGCTGGACGAAGCCGGCATAGACGTTCGCGTTCGAGGTCTGCGTCGCGGCGACGCTAACCGTCAGCTGCCGCGCCGCGAGCTCCTGGTTCGGCCCGACCAGCAGGCGCATCTGCGAGCCCACCGCGATGGGCAGGCCGTCGAGCGTCCGCTGCCGCATCACGGCGGCACGGCCGAGCGCCAGGTTCGGCAGGTCCAGCAGCGTGCCGGCACCCGCCTTGTTGGCGCGTGCCGCAGCCGTGCCGAAGACCGCGGCATTGCCGGTGATGAGCGTCGGGCCATCGCCGTTGGCACTGTTCACCAGCGCATAGGCCGTCGCGTTCTCGAAATCGGCCACGCGCCGGCCGATCATGGAGGCGAAGTCGGTGAAGGCGCCGAGGTCGTCGTTGACCAGCATCTGCCGCGTCACACGGATGCGGCGCGCGAAGGTCTGCAGGAACACCAGCTCCTGGCTTTCCGACATGGTGCCAGCCTGGATCTCGCCGTTCTCGGACAGCGCCACGAGGTTGGGGAAATCCCCCACGCGCAGGTGGCGGTGCGGCTTGAAGTCCCGAAAATCGCGGCGGAGGAACAGCGTGCGATAGGTCGGCTGCGCCGGGGCATAGGCCGCGAGCAGCATCTTGTTGGCCGCGGCCGAGAGCAGCGCGGGGAAGTCGCTGGTGGTGTGGAAGGCGCGCTCGGCGAGGATGGTCGGGTTGCGGGGGATGTTCCGCTCGCCCCGGGCGCGGAGCAGTTCGCCCATCATGTCGGAGGGGCGCCAGCCCATGAATTCGACGTGGCGGCCGGCGCCGGGGCCGGTGCTGGGCGCCTGGTAGCCGGGCATGGAGCGGGCGGCGAGCGCCTCGGCCATGGCGTCGAGCAGGCTGGCCGGGTCGTCCTGGCCGGGGCCGGTCTCCGGGCGCGCCGGCAGGGAGGGGCGCGGCGCGCTCTGGGCGAAGGCGTCCCACAGGCGGCCACGCAGCACCTCGGGCGAGATGCGGTCGCGGATGGCGGCCTCGCGCATGGCGTCGAGCATGTCGGGGGTCACCAGGCCGCGAGCGGCGGCCAGCACCGGCTCATAGGCGGCGATGCGCTCGACGGCGGCGCGGTCCGCCTCGGCGCGGATGGCCTCGAGATCGGGCGGGGTCGGTGCGGCGCGGGTGGGTTCCGGCGGGGCGGTGGTGGTCACGGGGCTCTCCTGGGGCGAGGTGCTGGGCGGCGCGGGCGGCGCCGGCGCGGGATCCGGCGAAGCCGGCGTCGTCTCGGGCATGGGTGGTTCCTCGGGGATGGTCAGGGCGGGTTCGATGGCGGTGGCGGGGGTGCCCTGATCCCCCTCGCCACGGACGACAGCGGCCGCGTCCACCGGGACGGGCACGATCGAGATCTCGTAGGGCTCCCAATCCACGGCGCGGTGGATGGTCTGGCCGGTGGCCGCGTCCGGCCGCGGCTCGTAGCGGTGCACGCGATAGCCGACGCTGACGGATTGCAGCGTGCCGTCCGCGACGCGCTGCCAGACCGGCTCGACGTCGTCCGCGCCGCTGAACTGAAGCGTGGCGTAGCCGCGGCCGGCCTCGAGGCGGGCGGCGGTGACGCGGCCGAGCACATCCCGCGTCCCGGCGCGGCGGTGCGTGTCGAGGACGGGCGCGCGGCCCGAGCGCAGCGCGTCCATGCGCACCGCCTCCGGCCGCATGTCGAGCTCCTCGATGATGAGACCGAGCGGGGGCACGAAGTTCCGCGCGCGGGCGCCAGTGGACCACACCACCTCGACGGTGCGGGCCGCGCGATTGACCGTGACCGGTGCGGCCAGGGCGCGGCACGCGATGATCGACTGCCCAGCGGTGGGAAGTCGATCGGGCAAAGGCGTGGCCTCCGGCGCGGAGAGGTCCCCGCCCGGTTCGATCGGCTCGATCATGAGGCGTTCTCCTGGGCAGCGCCGATCAGGGCGCGGCGAAGCCCTGCGCGTTGACGTAGACCTGCGCCCCGGTGGTGATGCAGGCGACGTTCATGGCCGTGGCCGCAGTGCCTCGCAGAGGCGTGGGAAAGGTGATCTCCACGGGCGCGGCCATCGCGGCCGGCAGCAGCTGCCGCCAGATCACCGTGGCGCCGTCCTTGATCACCACCTCCGTCGCCACCGTCGCGTGCGCGTTGCGGATGTCGATCGAGGTCACGTAGTTGCGGATGCCGGCCGCGGCGGCCGCCCGGAGCACCACGTCGGTGGTGTTGATGATCCCGCCCGTGGCAGCGGCGTATTGCCAGTCGGCCTCCGGGATGGCGTAGGGCTTGGTGACCAGCGCGCCGATCAGTGTCGCCAGCAGATCGACGCCGCGCGCCGTGGTCACCGCGACCGGGTTGGCCGAGTAGCCGGTGGCGGCCAGGACCGGCAAGGCGCCGCTCGTGTTGCGCGCCTGGCCGCCCACCGGCGTGACGCTCGGCGGGATGGTGCTGAGGACGTTCACGCCCAGCCCCTGGCCCGCAACCGACTGGCCGCGGCCGGCCGTGATTTCCGTCGTCAGCTCGGCATAGTCCGCGATGGTGACGAACTGGACCTTGATGTCGGTGTTCGAGACCGGCGCGAGGTTGCGCGAGACCGAGGCCCAGCCGGTGTTCAGATAGGCGCCGGTGAAGGTCGAGCCCACCAGGTCAAAGCTGTTCGCGTCGATGACCGTGATTGTGAACGTGCCGTTGGCGCCCGGCACGCCCGATACATCGGCGACGGTCACCACATCGTTCGTCGCAAAGCCATGCGCCGCGCGGGTGATGCGCACCGCGCCTCCGCCATTGTTCGCCACCGCGGAGATGCCGTGGAAGACCTGCCGGTTCCGCACGCGGATGCGAAAGCGATACAGCGCATTCGGCTCTGGGATCTGCTGGTGGCGGACATAGGAGTTCGAGCGCGCCGCGGTGGTGTCGAGCAGCCGCCCGTGGAAGTAGCATTCGTCGTTGGTCGGCTCGAGCTCCAGCACCGACCAGCCCGCGGGCGCAGTGGTGGGAATGGTGCTGCCGGAAGTGCTGCCGAGGCGCGGCGCGCCCTCGCTCCCCACCTCGTAGTTGGCGAGCGTCGGGCTGGCGCCATCCAGCCGCCAGGCCGCGGCGCTGCGCCCATCCGGCTGGGCGGTGGTGGGATCGATGCTGACCAGCTCGAGCCAGACGGATTGGCCGACGATGCGCTGGCTCATATTCACCGCCACCATGACCCTCAGCGGGATGGTGAAGGTGGTGCGGCTGGTGAGCGTCAGCTCGTCGTCCAGCGTGGTGCCGGTGGAGATGGTGACCGCGCCATCCGCCACGGTGTGGGTGATGCCGCCGCCGGTGGCCGCGATTTCCCATCGCGCCGGGTTGATCTCGGTGCCGTTGAAGCTGTCGCGGAACTTCTTCTGCATGCTCTTGATCTTGAGCATGTCGTCGGTCCAGTCGTAGGCGCCTGCGGTCATGGCTGTGCTCCTGGGGCAGACGCTGGCTCGGCACGGGGCGCTGCGGCACCGGTGGCGGCGATCTCGATGGCGGCGAGCTGGGCGGCGTCCTGGGCGGCGCCCGACTTCGCGACGCGGCGGGGATCGCTGTCGAGCGACAGGCCGGCCTCGTCGAGCAGGGCGTTGGCCTCGCGGATCATCTCGACCACTTGGCGGAAGTCGTAGCCGAAGGCGCCGACCGCCTCGGGCTGCGGCACGAAGCCTGCCCGAACCTGGGCGATCAGCGCCGTCGTGTCCTTCAGCGGGTCGATCATCTCGTGCGCCGGCGGTACATGCGAGAGGCCGTCCGGCACCTCAGCGCCCCACAGCCCGAGCAGCGCGCCCTGCTGGTGGAAGCGATCGGCGATGGGCCGCACCAGCATCGGGATCAGCATACCGTACTGCACCTGCTCGCAGAGCCGGCGGAACTCGATCTTGCCGGCGCGGAGGCTGGAGTAGTTCGCCTGGGTGAGGTCCCCGGCGACCTGGTCGTAGGTCAGGCCCGTGCCGACGGCGGACGCTTCCAATGCGCGGCGCGCGAAAGCGGCGTGACTGCCGCCCCCGGAGGGGTTCACCACCTCCACGGATCCCATGCCGCGGCGATAGAGGATCATGCCCGGCTCGAAGCTCTCCACTGTGCGCCCCTGTGCATCGCGGAGCAGGCCCGATGCGGGGCCGGTCATGGCGTCATCGCCATCCTCGGAGACCACCGCGGCCAGGCAGGCCTCGATCTTGGCCTTCATCAGCAGCGCGGCCTCGTAATCGCCGAGATCGCGCAGCCGCGTCAGCACCGGCGCCAGCCAGGAGACGTCGCGCAGCTGGCCGGGCCGGCGCTTGCGATAGATGTGCAGCACGTCGCGGGCGGGGACGCGCTGGCTGCTCAACCAGGTGGCTCCCCCTGGCAGAACCCAGGACGCGCCGGGATGCACGCGATGCAGCCAATAGCCGACCGGCTCACCGGCCTCGCCCAGGCCGATGCCCTGTAGGGTGGGGACGCCCTCGATCACGCCCTGCCGCGCTGTGTCGAGGTGATCGCTTTCCAGCACCTGCAGGCGCAGGCCGATCGGATTGGCGGGCGTGATGTCGGCCGGCAGCATGCGGACGAAGCACTCGCCGCTCTCGACCACGGCGCGCATCACCAGGGCCTGGAGGCCATAGAGGTCGAGCCGGCCCTCGGCGTCACACGCCGTGCTGTCGGACCAGCGGCGCCAGGCCTCGGCGTGGGCCTGGTCGGGCCAGCGGGTGGTGATGCCGGCGCCGACGGCATTGCCAGTCCAGAGATCGACGATGCGGGCGGCGTAGGGGTCGTTGCGCACGGCGTCGCGGGCCCGGCGCGCCACGGTGGGTGCGGCGGCACCAACCTCGGCCGTGGCGCTGCTGCCGGAGGCCGCCCAGCTCGAGGCACGGCTGTCCTGCGCCGCGGCATAGCCACGAAGGGCGTGCCAGGCATCTCGCAGACGCCCCATCACTTGCTGCCCTCGCGGGAGAAGCTGGCGAAGGTGACGCTGGGGCGGCGTGCGGCGGCGTTCTCGGCGGCGTGAAGGACGGACAGGGCGCGACCGAGCTCGTCCAGAGAGCGGTACTCCACCGTGCGCCCGTCGAAGGTCACGCGCGTGGTGCCGCCGGTGAAGGCGGCGGCCAGGACTGCGGCGCGCGTGCCGGCAGGTTGGGCGAGCGCCCAGGCGAGGACGGTGGGGTCCATGATCGTCCTCCTCTCAGCGAAGCCAGCCGCTGCGCGGCGCGAGCCAGCCCCGGGGGCGCTGGGTGTCGGATGGCGGCACCGCCACGGCTTGCGACGCCGGCGATGGAGGAGCGACATTCCCGGCGGCGGGAATTTCGCTCGGCCGCAGCGGCGCATCTGCCGCCTCATCCCGCAGCCGCGTCCAGAACTGCTCGCCGTAGCGATCCGCACCGAGCAGCCAGAGCGCCGCGCGCGCCAGCACCGCGCAGTCCAGTGCCTCATTACGTTCTCGCAGCTTGGCCCATTCTTGCCGCGCAAAGCCGCGGCGGTCCTTCGTGGTGCGCAGCTGCTCGGCGACCAACTGCTTGACCCACTCCACCTCGACTGCGCGCGGCAGGTGCACCCAGCCGGGCGGAAGCTCCTCCGCATCGCCGCGGCCGAGCCAGAGCCGGCGATAGAGATCGGCCTTCCAGGTCGAGACGGAGACGGTCCAGAGCTTCAGCCCGCGCCGGAGCTTCTGGCCGTTGACCAGCGCATCCACCGGCGTCGGGCCGTGGACGGGCTGCGCCCGGTTCCACCCGTCGATGCCCTTCGTGGGCGCGATGCGCGGATCCCGCAGGCGGCGGAGGTGGCCATAGACGGCGGCAGTGTCCCGGCCGCCGGTATCGACGCAGAGCCGGGCGATGCGCATCGCGCCGCCACCGTGGCGCGGCCAGTCGCGCGTCAGCACCCGAGCGAGTTCATCCCAGGGCTCCCGGTCCCGCGGGCTGCCGGAGATCACGATGTGGTCGACAAGCCAGGAGGAGAAGCCCTCCGCCCAGCCCCACACGTCGCATTCGAGGCGATCGTCCTGGACGTCCACGCCAGCCGTCAGCACCAGCGCGCCCGTGGGCACCACGCCCATGGTGAAATCCTCGCGGCGCTCCACCAGGCGCTCCCAATCCGGGGCCTCGCCCTGCTCCTGCCAAGTCTCACCCAGGACCGTGTTCTTGAAGGTCTTGATGTCCTCGGGCTTACCCTGGGCCGCCTCCCAATCGCGGGCGATCTGCTCCCAGGACAGCCAGCCCACCGGCGAGTAAAGCGCCGAGATGTGAAAGCCGATCGTGTGGGGATCCTGGCCTTCTGCCGTCGCGCGCCATTCCCCGCCGCCAAGCATGGCGGTCTTATCGTGCTCCTGCATCGGGTGGTCGCAGGCGGTGCAATGATACCGCGCCGTCTCTGGCGCACCCTTCTCCCAGAGCAGTCGCTCGAAGCGCAGCCACTGCATCTCGCCGCAGGCGGTGCACGGCAAGAAGAACCGCCGCTGGTCGCTGGCCAGGTATTCCCGCTCGATGCGGCTGCGGCCCGCAATGGTGGGCGTGCTGACGAGGAAGGCCTTGCGCCGCCAGCCGAAGGTCCGGGCACGTGCCTCTGCCAGGGCGATGGGATCACCCTCGCCGGCGACGTCACCGGGATAGGCGTCGACCTCGTCGAGAAACAGGAACCGCGCCGTCATCGAGCGCAGCCCGACCGCGCTGTTCGCGCCCGTCAGCACCAGGATGCCGCCGGGGAATTCCTTCGAAAGCATGGTGTTGCCGCTGTCCCGCGCCCGGGCGGGTGCCACGCGCTCCCGCAGCGCCGGCGTTTCCTCCAGAAGCGGGTCGATGCGCTGGCGCGAGAAGCGCTTGGCCAGTTCCACGGTCGGCTGCACCGCCAGCGCGGGCGCCGGCACGTGGTGCATAATGTAGCCGAGCCAGTTGTTCCCGCTTTCCGTGGCGCCGACCTGCGCGCCCTTCACGAAGACGACGCGCCGGGCGGGATGCACCGCCGAGAGCGCGTCCATCACATCCTTCAGATACGGCGTACGGCTGGTGCGCCAGGGACCGGGTTCGGCCGAGGCGCGGCTGCCGAGCATGCGGTGGCGCTCGGCCCATTCCGACACAGTGAGCTGTGGCGGCGGGCGCAGCATGGCGCCCACGCGCCGGCGCACATGCTCACGGCTGCGGAGACCGGTCCCCTCCGAGGCCTGCTGGATCGAAGCGATCGGCCGCCTCCGTCAGCAGGTCGTTGATGTGGCTCTGCAGGATGGTCTGCAGCAGATGCGGGTCGACGCTGATCTCGGCGGCGATCAGGCCCGAGACGCGGGCCGGCCAGTTCAGCAGCGCGTCGCGCATAGTGCTGCCGATCTCGTCGAGCGCGGCGTTGGCCTCAGTGACATCGACCAGGCGGCGCTTGGTCTCGTCCAGCGAGAGGCGCTGCGCCTCCACCTTCAGTGCGAGCTGCGCGACCTTCAGCCGCGCGAAGGGCGTGCCGTCCGCGCCCGCGCCACTGGCCAGGGGCGAGCGGGCGGGATCAGCGGTCTCCACCAGGCGACGTCGGGTCTTGTCGATGTCCCACTGGCCATCCGGCTCGCGGGCGATGCGGCCCGCCCGCTCGGCCTTGTGGATGGCGGTGTCGCTGACGCCGAGGCGACGGGCGGCCTCGCGCGTGGAGGCGGTCATTTCCGGCATGGCGGCGACTCTGCCTCCCATCGCGGAGCCGCGATGGGGGCCCGCAAGCCGCCGCGCGTGATGGCGATGCCGGCCTTCTCAGAGGGGACGAAGGGCGCGCTGGCGGGCGGCTTCAAAGGCGGTGATGGCGGCGGACCAGTCCAGCGTGGCGCCGTCGCCGAGCATCTGCACCGGCGCGAGGGCCACGCGGCGGCGCGACCAGTAGTTCCCGTCGAGTGTGGCGAGCCAGCCTGCCAGCCCCTGTGCGGCAAGCGCCGCGGCGGCGGCCTCGACCTCGGCTTTGCGGGGCGGCGCGGCGCGGCCCATCGTCACGTGCCGGCCATCCTGCGCCAGGATGATCCAGCGTCGCTCCGTGCACTTTGGCTTCACGCTCATCTGCGTCTCCGTCTAGCGGGGCGGGATGCCCTGCGCGTGACGGACGATTCGCGCTGTGTCGGAGCGCAGCCAACTCGATAAAGCGCCGGGAATCTGGATGATCCCTGGCGCTCTCGATGATGTTCAGTGGCGTGGCTGAGATGCTTCACTCCGCGAGGGCGTAGATGGTGAAGGAGCCCTTCGCGCCGGTCTTGTTCGGGCCGACCATCCGCTCCCGCGACTTCACCTCGACCGCGTGGCCCTTCTTCTTCAGCCCGGCGAAGAAGCCGCGCACCGTGTGCTGCGCCCAGCCAGTCGCTTCGGCGATCTGCGCCACCGTGGCGCCCTCCGGCCGGCGGAGCATGGCCAGGACCTGCTCCTGCTTCGTGCCCTCCCGCGGCTTGCGTGGCGCTCCGGCCTCGCGCGGGGCGCGGGCCGGCTTGCCGGCGAGCAGGGTGCGCAGCGCCTCCATCGGGGCGTCGAGCGCGGCGATCATGTCCGTGGCGCGGTTGGCCTCGTCGTCCCAGGCAGCGAGGACCGCCGCGGCGGCGTCGCGCAGGCTGGTCCGCGGCGCGGCGGCGCGTGCCGCGAGGGCCTGGTCGAGCAGGGCGATTTCCTCCGCCAGGGGCGCGGCCTGGGCGGCTTCGGCGACCGTGGCGTCCTGTGCGGCGGGCTCCGCGTCCGGCGCCACCGTGGGCGCCGTGTCTGGCACGCTGCCCTCGATGCCGGAGCAGTCGGGCTCGCCGGCAACCGCGTCGCCCTCGTTCGGATCGATGCCAATGGCGCGCAGCCCCTCGTCGGTGATGCGCGCCACGATCCAGGTCCCGTCCTCGTCCTGGCGCCAACCGAGCCCCACATGCTCCCGCGGCGCGTTGATCTCGGTCAGAAGGTTGTTCTTGATCAGGCTGCGGAAGACCGCGTTGCGGGCCGCGGCCGGCAGGGTCTTCGGCGCGCGGGCGAGGCCCATCTCGTGCTGCGCGGCGGCGCTCAGGATCACGCGCTGGCTGTCGGAAAGCTTGGTCATCGTGGTGGTCTCCGGTTCCGGGTGCCGGTCATCGGCCCCTACTGCCGGGAGCCCCGCCGGCGCTGCCGGTCGGGGCGGTGCGGGAGTGGCCCGCGTCAGGCTGCGTATTCGCCGCGGCGGAAATGCTGGTCCGGGATGTCCTTCAGCTTCGCCGTCGCATCCGAAAGCCAGGCCGCTTCGCCCCAAAGCACCGTCTCGGGGTTGGCGCCAAAATGGTCCGCGCTGGCCTGGGTGAGTTCGGCGAGGAGGGCGTCGAATTCGGCCTTTTTCGCGAGGAAGGCGGCCAGGCTGCGTTCCTGGTTGCGGGTGGCGCGGGCTTCGCGGTCGGTCATGGTCGTCTCCGTCGTGGTGCAGGGCACCCCCTGCGTGTGACGGACCATTCGCGCTGTGGCGCGCACGAGCCAAGCAAGATGCAGCGTCGTGAGATTGCTATGATTCGGCGGTCTGGATCACATCATGATCGACAATGCCGCGGGCCGCGGCGACATCGGCGAAGATGCGATCATCACCCTCCAGCACGGCGGCTTCGCCGTTCGCTTCCTGCCAGCGCCGCACGATCACATCGGCATAGGCGGGGTCGATCTCCAGCAATACGGCACGCCGCCCCGTTCGCTCCGCCGCGATCATCGTCGTGCCCGACCCGCCGAAGCAGTCCAGCACCGTGTCGCGCGGCTTGCTGCTGTTGCGGATGGCGCGCTCCACCAGCGCCACCGGCTTCATCGTCGGATGCAGATCGTTGCGGGCCGGCTTGTCGAAGTGCCAGACATTTCCTTGGTCGCGCGCGCCGCACCAGTAGTGCTGCGCTCCGGCCTTCCAGCCATAGAGCATGGCTTCGAACTGCTGGTGGTAGTCGGCACGGCCAAGCGCGAAGGTGTTCTTCGCCCAGATGATGGTGCTGGACCATTTGCCGCCCGCCTCCTGCCAGATGCGATGCAGCGTTGGCCATTCGGACGAGGACATGCAGACGTAGCAGGCGCCCTTGGTCACCGAGAGCAGGTTGGCCAGCGCCGGTCGCAGGAACTCCGGAAAGCCGCCGCCGAGCGCGTCATTGGCGATGGTCATCTTGGCCGCCGTGCCGCCCTCGTAGGCCACATTATAGGGCGGATCGACGAAGCCCATGTCGGCCAGATGGCCGGCACCCAGGGCACGCTGCACGTCGGCCAGCTTCGTCGCGTCGCCGCACAGCAGGCGGTGCTCGCCGCAGATCCACAGATCACCTGTCCGGCTGACCGGCACCACGGGCGGCGGCGGCGCATCGTCACCATCATCGCCGAGACCAGCGTCGGCCGCAGCCAACAGCCTGTCGAGCTCCATGCCGGAAAAGCCGAGCACGTCCAGGTCGACCACCGCCTCGTCGCGGATGCGGGCGATCTCGGCGGCGAGCAGCGCCTCGTCCCAGCCCGAGTTCAGCGCGATCTGGTTGTCCGCGAGCCGGAGCGCGCGGGCCTGAGCAGGAGAGAGATGGCCGAGCCGCAGCACAGGCACCGAGGCCAGCCCGAGCTGCTTCGCCGCCATGACGCGGCCGTGGCCGGCGATCAGAACGCCCTCGGCATCGACCAGCACCGGGTTCACGAAGCCGAACTCGGCGATGGATGCCGCGATCTGCGCCACCTGGGACGCAGAGTGCGTCCGGGCGTTTTCGGCATAGGGCACCAGCGCCGCGACCGGCAGTGTGGAGACGACGAGGTCAGGCTGCATCGGCAGTGACCTCCATCCGCGCTGCGGCAACGGCGTCGTAATCGCGACCATCGTCCGCCAGCGTCACCGGCATGTCCGGATGCAGCATCCGCCACCGCGCCACGGCTAGGTCGACATAGGCAGGCGCCAGCTCGATCGCGCGCACGCGGCGACCGGTGCGCTGGCCGGCGATGATGGTGGTGCCAGCGCCAGCGAAGGGCTCGAACACCACGTCGCCCTCATCGGCATAGGCCCGCATCAGGAAGTCCGGCAGCGCGACAGGGAACACCGCAGGATGCTCCGTCTCGATCCCGCGGGCCTTGTGCCGCGTGATGCGCAGCACGTTGTCCGGGATCCGGGTTTCCTGGACTCCTTGGCCGGCGTGCTGCCATTCGCCGACGGTGCCGTCCTTGGCGCGGAGGCCACCCTTCTCGGAATTGACGTGCCCCGCCCAGCGGCAAGGGATGATCTTGTTCGGGCGCCGGGCCTCGCGATTGAAGTGGAAGAGCAACTCGAAGGCGGGCGACAGCCGCCCGTTCCAGTCGCCCGGCAGGCCAGGCCCCTGGTCCCAGGTGTAGAGCCCGAAGCGCCGCCAGCCGCGGGCGCGCATCCAGTCGAGCCAGCCGGCCCAATACGGCTGCCATTCATTGTCGCGATGTATCAGCCCGAGGTTCACCAGCACCTGTCCATCCGGTCGCATGGCCACGTCGAGATGCTGAAACACGCCCTGCATGAGAGCGTCCCAATCCGTGACGCCGCCGGTGGTGTACTCGCGCTGGTTCCCGTAGGGCGGGCTGGTGAACAGGAGCGCGGCGCGGTCCTCGCCCATTACGCGCGCCACGCTGGTGGCGTCTGTGCTGTCGCCACAGAGCAGGCGATGCCCGCCCAGCAGCCAGAGATCGCCCGGGCGGGTGACGGCCTGGCGCGGCGGCTCCGGATCGGCGTCGGCGGGATCCTCCGCCGTCTCCTCCGTATTCGCCGCGCCAGCCGCACCGCCCCCCTCGGCAGGATCTGCAGACAGAGCCTCGGGCGCGTCGCCGTCGGACACGGCATCTCCAGCCGCCGCGAGGATGTCTGCGAGCTCATCCGCCGAGAAGCCGAGCGCGCCGAGGTCGATGTCCTGCGCCGCCTGCACCGCGGCCAGCGCATCATGCAGCAGCGCCTGGTCCCAGGTCGCATTCTCTGCGATGCGATTGTCGGCGAGCCGCAGCGCCTCCTTCTGCGCCGCCGATAGGTGCCGCAGCACGATCACCGGCACCTTGGCCATGCCGAGCGCGGACGCCACCTCGAGCCGGCCGTGGCCGGCGATCAGCACGCCGTCCTCATCGGCCAGCAGCGGGTTGGTGAAGCCGAAGGCCAGCATGCTGGCCTTGATCTGCTCCAGCTGCTCGGCGCTGTGGACGCGGGCATTGCCAGCATGCGGGCGCAGCTCCGCCACTGGACGCAGCACAATCTTCGCCGCCATCCAGGGGAGCGTCATGATGCCATCCGGTTTGCAGGTGGTTTGCAGGGCCGCGGCCCTGCGCCGGTTTGCAGCTAACGATTTGAAGCCGCGGGCGAAGGCTGCAAACCGCAACCCATATCTTCGGCCTGGCGCTAGCGACGTTGCGCGCTTCCGCCCCCCGCATACAGCGGGGCCAGGAAGGAACCATCGGCTCGCGAGCCACAGTGGCTGATCAGCGGACGAGTGGCTCGGGAGCCACTGGCCGCAGCCGCAATTCAACGACTGTCGAGAGATTACCCGATGTGAGTTTCAGGCATCAACGCGACATTCTTTCGCTGGCTTACCTTCTTCTTCGCTTTCAGATCAGAGGGCGTCAGCTCGCCGATCCAAGGCGGAGCAGAGCATGCTCCAGGCGATGGCACGTTGGGCACAGCAGCTTGAAGTCCGCGAGCGTCGTTACGCGGCGTCCTTCCTCCAAGGGATGAAGGTGATGCACATCCAGCAGGCTTCGCGGTTTGATGCCGGTGCCATTGGCCCGGATGACGGGATCAAACGAACAATCGTCGCAGCGCAGCGTCTTGGCTTTCTGCCGATCCTGAATGAACTTTTGAGCCAACCACGCCGCTCGGCGGCGGACCTTAACCCATTGCTCTTTGGTCATCCCTTCGATTGCGTTGTCGCCGAGCTCACTGTCGATGTGCCGACTGATTCGTGTCTCGATTTCGCTCCGCTCGGCCGCTGCAATATCTGCCTGGATCCCGATCCACGCATTTGCGGTCGGGCGAAGCAGGATTGGTACCGAAGAAATGGCACGTCGTTCTTCGTCATTGAGTGGGCGCAGCGTGGCTGACGGATGCGCGAAAACGCGCTGCATCGCGTCGGGCCCCAGCACGTCACGAGCAAGCGGCTTCGTCGGAATTTCGTAGCTCTCGACGATCGGGAACGCGACTGACCACCGTCGACGCCTACCATCCTCATCCCACATGTCCTGCATGCGCTCGTAGTCAGCATCCCCAAGGATACTCTTGAGGGAAAGTGAGGATGATCTGAGCCGGTGGACAGCGACAAGTCGCCCCGCAACAGCGGCGTGTTCAGCGCGCTCGGCCAGATAGCGCGGGTCTGCGAGATATGCCGGCTTAGGTGTACCGAAATTCAACGTGATGTATTCAATGACGTACCCATTGCCTGCCTGGGACGAAATTGTCGCTTGGCATCGTCCAGGCGCATCTGGGCCGTCTCCGGCTGGCGTGAAACCAATCCAGTGAGACGCGACCAACCAGTCCGCCTTCGCTGCGGTGACTGGGGCAGGCAGATCGGCGATCGAGTTCGCGGGCATCTCGTCCAATGGCGGTTTGCTACGGAAACGTAGCGGCGTGAGAGGCCGCGGGGAAGTTCGGCTCCATCACGCGGCGCGTCCCCGCGACACCAAGCCGTAGTGCGCCGCCAGCACGCTGAGGGCCGCGACCAGCATCCCCTGCGCCTGCGTCGCCGGCACCGTCCGGCCACCCCAGCCCTGCCGCATCGCCCATTCCCTGACTGAGCATTCCAAGCCGACAACGTGCCAGACGCAGCTCCCGGCGGCGCTGTCCGAGCCGCCGAGCACATCCATGGCGGATGCCACCCTGTCTCTAGCTGCGATCTGCTTTTCCGTGATGCAGTCGCCTCCGCCGCCTACGATCCGGATCAGCGGCACGGCACGCAGGCCGTCCAGCATCGCTGACCGGAACTGCCGCCGGAAGATCCCGCCCGCCTCGAACATCTCGGCGGTGATGGTGCCGTTGGCCTGCATGGCGCCCAGCGTGTCCACGGCGCGGCGATGCTGCACGGGGCTGCCCGTCTCGGGATCCGCGTCTCGGATCGGCTCGCCGAAGCCGCCATGCTGAAGCCGCCACTTCGAGGGGCCCATCGATTCCTTCTGCTTCGTGGTCTTCGCCTTCCGCTTACCGGCCATGAGTCTTCTCCTGCTGCCGTGGGCCCCAGCGGCGCACGGCTTCGTTCTGGACTGCCTGGCGCAGCCAGGGATCGGTGATGTCCTCGACGTGCAGCGAGACGACGCCGTGCTGCAGCCAGACGCGGCGGCGCAGCATCTCCATCTCGGGCACGGTGGTTGCGCTGCGGCTTCCGCGGTCGAGGGACGAGCGGGGCGGCAACGGCGCGCCAGGCGTGCTCATGCCGGCCTCCCCCGACCGTGCCCTTGAAGAGTGGTGAAGAGTCGAGGGGGTGAGAGGGGTCTAACTATCTGATCAATATAACTATTCAATTCTTCAAACTCTTCAAAGGGTCTCTCTCCCCCGCACCCCTGCCCGGGCGTCTGCATACGCCCGCGTGAAAAGTTGAATTGTTGAAGAGTCCCGTTTTCTGCGGGTTTGCGCGCGTCATGCAGCATCACTCTTCAAGCCCTCCTGCGGTTCGGTGGCGATGATCCAGCTGGTGCCGGGGCCCGACGCGTTCTGCGTGACCTCGATCGCGATCTGCTTGCTGTCGAGCAGCGTGGCGATGGCGTCCTCCCGCTCGGCCTTCGAGAGGAACTGCGTCTTCCGGACGAAGGCGCTGCGGCTGATCCGGCCGGCCTTGCGGATCACCTCCAGGACCTTCTTGATGCGGGAATGCGCGGGCGTGTCGGCGACGAGACGCTCTGCTTCGCGCAGCAACGTGCCGATGCAGTGCTCGACCAGCGCCGAGGCCCAGGTTACGTCGCGGGCCTCGGTGATGGGCCGGGCGGGATCACGACTGACCGCGGCGATCATCGCCAGCTTCGCCGCGTTCTCGGCGTATCTACCGAACAGGGCGGTGGCGTAGGTGCCACGGTGCGACCGCAGGAGATCGGTGGCTTCGCGCCGCACGCGAGCCATGGCCGCCTCGGCGTCCGCGGTCAGCGGCACGGTATAGGCGTGGATCGGCGCCGAGGATTCCATGGCGTCGGCGATGTTCCCGCCATGGCTGTGGCCGGGCACGCCGCGGGCGACCCCCTGCAGCGCCGACACCAGCGCCGGCGGCGGATCCATCGGCGCCGGAGTCTCATTGCGCTCCGGGTAGTCGTCGTCGGTCAGGAAGACCAGGAAGCGCGCGATGGAGCCGTCCGCCAGCGCGCCACCTTCGAGCGCCGTCCACAGCGGGCCCGGGACGGTGACGCCCCAGATGCAGGCGCAGGGCTGCTCGATGGTGACGCGCGGCCGCGCCTTCTGGTCGGCGTATTCGGCGCCGATGTAGGGCTCGGCCGCCGAGGTGTAGAGCTTGGTGAGTTCCGACCAGATGGCCGCCTTATGGGCCGGCGCGCGCGCATTCAGGACGAGCTTCAGGAATTGGCCGAATTCGTCCACCTGGAACAGGCGGGCCGGATGGCGCTGCAGCGACGTGAGCAGGCCCGCCGAGGAGGCGAGATCCTCACCACCGAGGTAGCGGTCCAGGCCTGCCGCATAGATCGCCCGCTTGGCGCAACGCCGGGCATGGTCCTTGCCGCCGCCGCTGTCGGCGATGCCGATGGCGTAGACGTTGCTGCGCAGATCGGTGGGCGTGCGATACCGGCGACCGGCGATGGCGCCGACCAGGCAGATGGCGGCACCGAGCGAGAGAAACGGCTGCGGGCTGACGGCGCTGGCCGTGGCATAGTCCACGAACATGCGCAGCGTGCCATCGACCTGCAGCAGCTCGGGCGGCACGCGATACGGCTTCGGCGGCGGCGCGATCGGCAGCGGCGCGACCGCGACCTTCGCCAGCAGGCCCGCCGCGGGATGCGGCTGTGCCGCCTGCTCGGCGGCAGTTCCGTTCAGCGTCAGCGCGGGATCCGGTACCCAGCCGCGCTGCTCGGCCAGCCAGTAGATTTTCCCTGCGCCGACGCTGTGCGGCCGCAGCGAGGCCCAGCGGCGCTCGGGGGTGTCCGATCGGCCGGACTGGCCCGACTTCCCGGACCGCCGCGACCAGTCGAGCCAGAGGTCGCGCCCCTCCTCGCCGATCGCGGCCTTGATGGCGGCGCCGACGGTGATCCACTCGTTGCCCGGCAGGTCGTCATTCGGCAGCCAAGCCAGCGCCGCGGCGATGGCGTCCCGCGTGCCCTTCGGGTCGCTGGGGCCGCGCCAGGTGCTGGTCGGTGCGTCCGCCAGGATCGAGTTGACCCGGACCTCATCCGGCACGAGCTGCCAGGCCGCGTCCAGGAACGTCGCGCAACTTGCCTCGTCCACCACCGGCAGCCGGGAGAGCGGCATCTCCACCAGGCTGTCCTCCGGCCATTCATAGGGGCGGCCGGTGTCGGGGTGGACGGCATAGGCCACGAATTGCTGGCCGCGCGCCAGCAGCTCGAGGGGGTGGCGCTTCCGGCCTGCGAAGGGCGTGGCGGCGCGATAGACGAGCAGCCGCTTCGGGGCGCGGCCGATGCGCAGGCAGGCGGTATCGCCGAGCATGGAGGTGGCGAGCTCAGCGATTTGGATGGCCAGCGCGCCGTCCAGGATATCGATGTCGATGCCCACCACGGCGCCGGTGGCGATGCCAACGCCGCATCCGGGCCAGCGGCGCCAGATGTCCACCTCGAAGGGCTTCGTCGGGCGATCGCAGTGACGCGCCCAGTCTGGGTAGGGTGACCACTCCCCGCCGGTGAAGCGCCCCGGCACCTTCGTGCCCGGCATGATGGGGATGACGGAATAGCCGTTGTCGACCAGGCGCTCGCCGTAGTCCGCCATGAAGGAGCGGGCGTCCGTCATTCGCTGCAACGCTCCTGTGCGGCAATGGCGGCGTCGCAGGCACGCTCCAGGCGCAGGATTTCGGGATAGAGCGCCGCAATCTGCTCGGCAGCGCGCTGGAGCGCCTGGCGCGCCCGCTCCAGTTCGGCGTGGATCCCGCGCGCGGGGCCACGAATGTCTGATGCGAGGTCGCCAAGGTGGTGCGCAGCCCTGGCCCAGGGCGGTTGCTTCGCGCGTGGACGATACGGCTTGCGCGGCGCCGGAGCGTTCTTGGTCGCGAGGCCGGCCCGGACCTTCTCCATGTCCCAGGCGCCACTTGGCTCACGCGCGATCCGTCCGGCGCGTTCAGCCTTCTGGATCGCGGTGTGCGAAATGCCGAGCCGGCGCGCCACCTCTCGGGCAGAGGTAACGCTGCTCATCGGCAAGCACCCGCGGCGAGCGGCGGCGCGGAGTGCCGGCCCTGATCCAGCCGGCGCGCAAGCTCGTCCTGGTAGGCGGTGATGATCACCTCCAGCAGCGTCAGCCACTCAGCCTCGGTCAGCACCGCGAGGTCGGTCTTGCCGATGCTCTCCAGGTACTCGCCCGCCATGGGGCTGGCCGCCGCGATGGCGGCAATCTCGTGCTCGTCGGGATCAACCACGCCCCACCTCCGGCAGAGCGCGCTCATGCAGCGCATGGAGCAGGCGGGAAGCGGCTCGCTGGTCCGCACGCGCGGATCGAACCAGCCAAAGCCGCGCGCGGTGCGGAGACGACAGGCTGCGCATCTCACACGAACCTCGCGGCGGCGATCTCGGTGTACTGGCCGGCCGGCCGCACCTGGATCGCGATGGGACGGCGCAGCTGGTCGAGCTGTGCCAGCGCCTCATCGACCGTCACCGGGGGCGGCAGATTGCCGGCGCGGCGCCGCCACCAGCCCACCGCCTTGTCGCGCGGGAAGCCGGTGTGCTCGAAGCACACCCATTCGCTGTGACGCGCGAGGCCGCATTCGTAGGTGACGCGCAGCGACGCCGGCTTCCCGGGCTTGTCGTGGCGCGCGTAGGTGATGCCGGTCACGTCGCACCAGGCCGCCTGGATCTGCGTCGAGAGCAGCGCGTTCGACGCCGCCTGCGGCGCCACCTTCACCACCGGCGGCGGGAACTCGTGGTCGCACTCGATGCAATGCCGCGCGCTGGCGTGGTTGATGGTCTGGCACTCGGGGCACACCTTGATCGGCGCCTCGCCGTCGCCGGCGGGTTCCTTCTTCCGGCCGTCCACCGTGTCGATCGGGCCGTGCCGGGCGGTGTTGCCGGCAAAGTCCAAGACCAGGCAGTCATCCTTGCCCTCGGCGAGGCGCGTGCCGCGGCCCACCATCTGGACGTAGAGGCCGACGCTTTTCGTGGGGCGCAGCAGCGCGATGAGATCGGTGCCGGGCGCATCGAAGCCGGTGGTGAGCACATTGGCGTTGGTGACGCAGCGCAGGCGCCCGGCCTTGAACGCGGCCAGGATGCCGTCGCGCTCCGGCCCCGGCGTGTCACCCGTCACCGTCTCTGCGGAGATGCCATGTTCGCGGACGGCATCGCGGACATGGCGCGCGTGCGCTACGCCGGAGCAAAACACCAGCCACGAGCCGCGGCCCTCGCCGTGCTGGACGATCTCGGCCACAGCGGCGCGCGTGACCTCGTCCCGGTCCACCGCAGCCTCGAGGTCCTTGGCGATGAATTCGCCGCCCCGCGTGCCGACGCCGCCCACGTCGAGCTGCGTCGAGGTCTGCTTCGGGACGACGGGGCAGAGATATCCCTGCTGGATCATTTCCAGCACTGGCACCTGGAAGGCGATGTCGGTGAAAAGCCGATCCTTCCCTTCGTGCAGCATGCCGCTGTCGAGCCGATAGGGCGTGGCCGTGAAGCCGACGACCTTCAGCAGGCCAGCGTTGATTTCGTTCAGCTGGGCGAGGAATGAGCGGTACATGCCGCTGTCGCCGCGGCCGAGCAGGTGCGCCTCATCGATCAGCACCAGGTCGCAGCGCTGCACCTGCCGCGCGTGACGGTGGATCGACTGGATGCCGGCGAACAGGATCTGCGCGTGGATGTCGCGGCGCGACAGGCCGGCCGAGTAGATGCCCGCCGGCGCCTCGGGCCAGGCGCGCAGCAGCGCCATGAAGTTCTGCTGGATCAACTCCTTCACGTGGGTGAGGATCAGAACGCGGGTGTCGCCATAGGCGGCGATCGCCTCACGCGTGAAGCCGGCGATGCACAGGCTCTTGCCGGTGCCGGTCGGCATCACGACCAGCGGATTGCCGCTGCTGGCCGAGAAATAGTCGTAGAGCGCCTCGATGGCGGCGCGCTGGTACGGGCGGAGGGAGAGGGTCATGCCGCCACTCCCATCGCCGCAGCATCCACCTTGCTGAGCCAGCGCCCGCCCGTCTCGCAGCCGGTGCAGATCAGCTCGGCGATGTGCGGCCCCTTGCCGGGTCCGACCCGATAGATCGTGGCGCGACAGATCCGGCATGGCAGGTGCGAGACAGTGTCCGGCCGCGCCGCGGCGGGCACGCCGTCACGCCATTCGGTGCCGTCCGGCAGCCGATAGCTGACCCAGTCCTCGCCCGCGTCGACCTGCTCCGCGGCCACGAAGTCCGGCAGATAGAGATGGGCCGCGCAGCCTGCCTCCTGGTCGCGCCGGCCGAGAGGGGCGTGGTGGCGCGCGCAATGCCAGTCCCCACCCTGGGCAGGCGACGCATGCAGGCAGGACCGGCAATGCCGCTCCGGCGCCGCGCCGGCATGACAGACGGTGTGGTGGTCGCAGAAGCGGCACTGCCACCAAGCGGGATCTTGGCTGATGCGGGCCGGCGGCCGGGGGGCGCGAATGATGCGCTCGGCCTTGGCCAGGATGCGCAGCCCGGCCTCGGCATCGCGCCGGATGCGCTCCTGGTAGAGCTCATCCGTGTCCTTGCAGACCGCCAGGTAGAAGGCGCGATTGAGGCCGGCGAGCTGCATGTACGCCTGCATCTGCGCCCAATGCAGCGGCTTGGACGCCGCCACGCCCTCGGTCTTCAGCTTGGCGAAGGACTTGGCGCTGTGGGTCTTGAACTCGCAGACGTGCCAAGTCGCCGGCGCCTCGGGCAGGCCGATCGCCACGGCGTCCATGCTGCCGCCGAAGTGGCCGGAGGCATCGCGCAGGTTCCACTGGCGCCCTGTCGCGGGATCCAGGTCCAGGACCGTCACGCCGATGCGCCGCAGGTCGGCGACGAAGCGGGCCTCGGCTAGATTGCCGGTTTCGAACAGCCGCAGCAGCCGGCCGGTGTGGCGCGCACGGGTGGCCCAGCGGAAGGAATACCAGATGGCCCGCTCGCATTCCGTGCCGATCAGCGAGGCGCCGAGGTGCGCGCGATAGCCGCTATCCGCCGCCGCCTCATAGGACGCGTAGATGGCGGTGACGGTGGGACATGCGGGCGGAGGAAGGGCAGCCATGACCTGATCCTGCTTCGAGGGAGAGAGGCCGGCAGGCGGACGGCCTGCCGGCTGGTGATCAGGCATTGCGGCGCCAGGGCGGGGTCGCTGCCGCGCCGGTGCGGGCGGCCGGCGGAGGCGCCGCGGCGGCCGGACGAGGCCCCGGGCTGGCAGGACGCGGGGCGATGCCGGGGGCCGCGCCCGCGTTGGCCGCGGAGTAGCCAGCCACCTTGTTCCGCGCCTCGCGGTGCACGCCGTACTTGTCGTTTCCGGCCGGCTCGACCTTCAGGGTTACGATCAGCGGCTTGAAGTGCAGCTGCTCGCTGTCGCTGACATGCACCTGGCCCACCGCGTGGCAGATGGCGGACAGCGTGCGCTGCGCGATCTCGACTGTCTGCTCGTTGCGGTTCACCAAGTTGAGCTGGTCGAAGATCTTCCGGCGCGCCGAGGGGCCTTCCAGCACCTCGAACACCAGCTTGAGGAGCTGCCCGTCACCGGCCTTGGTCGGCAGCATCTCGCTCTCGATCAGGTGCGCGAGGTATTTGCCGGGCGGCAGCACCTCGAGCGGGACGGCGGGGGCGACTTCGGTCGCGTCAAAGGTTCCATTGAGGGATGCCATGGGTCAGCTCCGGGCTTCGGTGGTGGAGGCGGGGGCGGCGCTGGGCGGCATCGCGTAGAAGGGGATGCCGGCGGCGAGCTCGGGCCAGGACAGCGGCAGCGTCTCGGCCAGGCCGAAGCGGTTCTTCGCGAGGAAGGCCGGCCGCTCGGCGGTGTGCAGCAGGCGGTCGCCGCCGCTCACGCCGCGGACCACCTTTTTGTTGAAGCCGACGTCCGACTTCAGCGTGCTGACGCGGTAGTTTGCGAAGAGCACGGCATCGACATGCTCCTGCACCAGGGCCGATGCGCTGCGATGCAGCTTCGGCTGGTACCGGTCGTAGGGTTCGGTCTCAGGGCTATCGAAGCGCCGGATCTCGGCGTGCGCGATCAGGATCACGCCCATGCCGCGCTCGTCGCGCAGCGCGTTCACGCCGTCGAGGAAGCTGCGCCATGTGTCCAACGCAGCGAGGTAGCCCTTGCCGTAGCCGAAGGACTCGATGTCCGGCTGGTTGTGCGTCTGCGCTGTGTGCTGCCAGACCAGAGGCTCCAGCCAATCGAGGCTGTCCACAACCAGCGTCTCGAAGTCGTGCGCCTCGGTGTAGAGGCTGCCGAGCGCCTCCATCACCGCGTCGAAGCTGCGCAGCACGCCGAAGGTGGATGCGCTGATCGTGCCGAGGCCATCCTCGGTCTGCACCACCACCGGCCGTGGCGCGGAGGTCGCGAACAGCGTCTTGCCGACACCGGCCACGCCATAGGTGAGCAGCCGGGGCGGGCGCGCGTCGCCACCACGCCGCAGGGATGCGAGGGAGATCGCCATCAGTGCGCCTCCCCCTTCGCGGCGCGCGGCTTGGCCTTGATGACGTCGACCTTGATGTCGCCGCCGGCGCGCGCGACGACCTCGGTGAAGCTGTCGAGCGTCGGCTCGAAGGCGGCGACGTCCTTCGCGCGGGCGACTGCATCACCCTGCAGCGGGATGACGACCTGGATGCGGAGCTCATGCGCCATCACGCGGCGTCCTTCTGTTCGAGGGTGTAGGAGGGGCGACCGGTGGCGACGGTGCGCGCCGGCTCGAAGACCGCACGGATGCGCGGCGGCCAGGCCGTGAAGCGGCTTTCCGGCACGCGGATCTCGGTGGTGACGTAGTCCGCGGGGTCCTCGCCCCACGCCACGATGGTGGCGACCGCCGCGGCCAGCTTCGGCTGGTCCCACGCCGCCTTCTTCGGGAGGTCGGCGACGACCTCGAAGGCGTCATCCGTGATGCGGACGCGGCCGGTGTCCTTGCCCTCGACGCGACGGGCGGCCGCCGCAGGGGCGCCATAGCGGGCATGCAGCGCGTCGTGCAGCAGGTCGGCGAGGTGCTTGGCATCGGCCTTCAGCGCCCCGACCTCTTCCAGCAGCAGCGCCAGATGATCGACGGGCAGGCGGGCGGCCTGCGCGGCGTCCATCTTGCGCAGCTGCGCCAGAGTGGTTCGGTTGGTCATGGTGGTCCCGTTCAACGAGGAGGTGCCCGGCTGGATGGGCGATGCAGGCGGCCGGGCGGGCGCGGGCATCGGCATGGGGAGGGCGCTCATCGGATGGTCACCAGCTCAGCGAGCCAGAGGAGCGCGATGAAGCCGCCGGCCAGCAGCGCACCGCTGGCGAGATTCCGGAGGGCTTCGCCGATGGCGTGCACGCGGCGGGCGGTGCGCGGGCTCACGGCGTCGCCCCGGCGATGGCATCGGCCGGCGGCAGCGGACCTTCCTCGGCCTGGCGCGCGCGCTGGGCGCGCTCGCGATCGGCATCGGGCTCCGTGCAGCGCACGCTGCGGCGCGCGATCTCGATCCAGACGTGGAGCGGCAGGACCACCATCGGCGTCGCGCGATCGCGCCAGAGGAACAGCGCGTCGTTGCCGCCGAGCCAGCGCTCCAGCGTCTTGAATCCGTCGCCCTCGCCGCGCGCCTTGACCTCGGCCTTCACCGGCTCGGCGCCGCGGACATAGAGATGGACGTCGGCGCCGTTGCCGCGGTACCGGACGGCACCGGAGAGCGGCACGCGTTCGGCGCGCAGGCCGCACTTCATGTGGATTTCGACGATCGCGCGCTCGCGGCGCAGGCCCTTATCGCGGGAGGATTTGCCCATGGCCGGCCTCACGCCGCCTGCCGGTGGGTCTGCATGATCCGGCCCAGCCGGCGCAGCAGCCCCCCGCGGCGGATGCAGTCGCCACCGTGCTCGATGAGGTACTTCCCAGCCTCGTCGATCTCCTGCGGCAGCAGGTGGCTCGGCAGCAGCGGAACGAAGGCGTTGCGGCTGGGGACGAAGACCTCACCGCGGCCGATCTGCTCGACGGTCGCCCGCGCATCCTGCGGGAACATCTCCATCTGCTCGGCGCGCAGCCCCTCGGCGTGGTCGGCGCTTTCGGCGCTGCGCTTGAGGTCGTCGCGGATCAGCTTGTTCAGCGCGGTCGAGAGCACGACGGCGAACAGCTGATCATCCTGGCGGATGGTCTCGGACGCGCTGCGGACGATCTCGCCCACAATGGCGGGGACGTTGCCGCGGTGGTGGACGCTGATGCGGGCTTCGCGGATCAGCGTCCGCATGCGGTCATGCGGAGTGGTCATGTTCGTTCTCCAGGGCGTTGATCCAGAGCGGCAGCCGCTGCAGCGCCTCGCGGGCCTCGCCGCGCAGATCGGCGAGCAGGGCTCGCGGGCTGCGGCCGGCGAGCGAGGCGAAGTCGGTGGGCAGGGTCGCCACGGTGAGGACGGCCGCCGTCCAGTCGGCCCAATCCGCGCCGATCGGCGCGACCTTCGGCGGCTCGGGCGGCGGGGATGGACGCTTGGTGCGGGGCGGCGGCGAACCGATGGTGGCGTGAACGGCATCGCGTACCGCGCCGCGGAGCCCTGCCATGGTCGGCGGCGCCCCGTCGGCGCGGGACTGCGCGAAGTACGCCTCCATCGCGGCGCGGCCCGCGGCCTGGGCCTGCTCCTCACGCCCCCCGGCCAATTCCTCGTAGCGCTGGGCGGTGCTGGTGGAGATGCCGGCATCAGCCAGGGCCTGGGCCTTCGAAATGCCCACCGCTGGGAACTTCGAGCCACCGCCTGCGCCGCCAGGCTCGGCACGTTCCAACTCGCGGCTCAGCTCGCCGATGCGCACGCAGGCGCGGAGGTGGATCTCGCGCACCCAGACTTCGAGCTCGCGGTCATCGCGCTGGCGGGAGTAGGCGGCGAGCGCCGCGGCCTTGTCGCGGATCTCCGAGGCCTCATCGATGCGGGCACATTCGGCCAGCGCGGTGCGGGCCTGCTCGTAGCGGACCAGCGCGCTCATCAGGCGGTCACCGCGACCGGCACGCCGGCATGGGACGGCTGCGTAGTGCCGGTGGCGTCGCGGGTCTGCGCCGCCTCGAAGGCCTCAATATCCTCGAGGCGATAGGCGACGCGGCCGCCCAGCTTCAGGAAGGCGGGCCCCTGGCCGAGCCAGCGCCAGCGCTCCAACGTGCGGGGGCTGAGGCACCAGCGGCGCGCCACCTCCGTCTGCGTCAGATGCTTCACTGTCATCGGGGCGGTACCTCCAAGCGCGTCGTGTTCACGCGAGGAAGAATGCGTCCCTGGGTGGGGGGAGATCGGGGGGAGTGGAGGGGGAGATCAGGGGGAGTGCGACCCCCGGCCAGGATTTTCCCGCCGTGGCGGGATCGGGATTCTGCCTACCCGGTCGCTTGGTCAGTTGGCTCCAGGCAGAAGCCGCACAGCCCCGCCTTCTCGTTCAGCAGCTTTCCCCAGGCAGGGTGGTGCTTGAATGTGTCGCGCAGCCGGGTGGAGAGATCCATGTCCAGGGCGGCGATGATCCTGGCCGTGGGCACCTGCACTTCTCCTTCAAGATAGGCTGCATAGAGATGCATGATGACGCGACGCTGCGTGTCACCCTTCGGGAAGCGATAGATCTCACCGCGAAGATGCACTTCGCGACCATCACCGATGACGAGCAGTTCCCCGCCAGCGGCGCCGGTTGGCACGCCATCCAGATACGCGGCGAGGACCTCGGGGCCGATACTGACGTCCACCTGTCCGGCAAGGACATCGTGCAGCGAGAGAATGGCGTGTCGCGGTATCGCGGACTCAGGCAGATGGTCGAGGCGCGTGCTGGTCAGGATGATTCGCTGACGCGCGGGCGGCCGTGCGCGAACCGCCCCCTTGATCTGTTGCCAAACACCAGGATGCGCCATGCGCCTGGCGAACCAGAGCTGAACATGATGGGCGCGGCCGGGAAGCCGAACGTCGCCAAGGTCCCACAGGAAGTCAGGCACGATGCAGGCGATGTCCGCTCCGGGCGCCCGCCGCTGCGCCTCGATCACACACCCCAGGACCTGCTCGATTTGCAGGACGTACCGTGCAAGCTGCATGTCCGGCAGCGGCACCCAGCCGGCACCCGCGGTGAACGTCCCGAAAGCGCCACGGTCAGGGCACCAGGTCGCCGCGGTCGGCACATCCTCGTGATCCGCCGGGGAGGCCGCCGCAACCTCATACCCCTCGGCATGGAGCAGGCCGGCCTTCTGCAGTGCCGCTGCCGCATCGGGATAGAGGTCGTTGACGGTGACCGCCGACAGGGAGGCCACCGGCAACTCGAGCGCGGCGAGCAGGAGATCGAGACCCTCTGCCCCGAGTGGCGCTGTCACGTCACACGTCCACCACGAGCCCCCAGCGGCGCAGGTACTTCTCGCCGATCATCCTCTCGGCCTCGGTGCGATCCTTCAGGTCACAGCCCCGCGGCAGCGAAATGTTGAGGTTCAGCGTCCGCGCCGTGCGGCCATGTGGCCCGGCCCGCAGCCGGATGGACAGGCGAGCCTGAATGATGGCCCAGCCGCCCCGAAAGGGATCGCCGGTGCCAAGACGCTCCGCGGCCATGGCCCAGATATCGGTGGGCGCGGTGCGCGCGCATTCCAGGCCCATGCGCTGGCCCTGCGTGTCGAGCGGGATGAAGCGGAGCATGACGACCTTCACCTCCTCGATTGCGTCCACCGCATCGACCGGGAAGGCGTGACGCCGGAGAAGGGGGCGCAGATCATACAGCCGCACCCCAACCCGCTCGTCGCGGAATTCGGTCTCCAGCAGATGCTGCGCGAAGAGCCGGACCAGATCGACGCGGGTATTGCGATCGGGACCGACCACCTCGATGACGCCGCTGGTGCGGTCATAGGTGATGGCGGCCTCGACCACGGGCCGGCGCGGCTGCCGATCCAGCGTGCCGCCGACGAAGACCAGTTCCTCATCCAGCCGACCTTCGCGGTAGATGGTCACCTGGACGAGTTCAGCGGGCGCTTCCTCGAAGATCGGCCGGGTGCGATCGTAGATGTCGATGTGGACGTTCGGGCTCTCGAAACGGTCCTTGATGGCCACCTCGAACGCTGTCCGCGGCTCGCCGTGGCGGCGCACATCTAGTCCGGTTTCACCACGGAAGCCGTCCCACAACCGGCCATTGCGCTTGTCGTCAGCATAGCGGGCTTCCTCTGCTCGCCGGAAACCGGGCCGGTCATCCAGGAACATGGTCACCGCGCGGGCGTGCCCGCTGCCGAGAGCTTCGAGCGCGGCCCGATCGACCGCCACGCCGAACAGCGCCGTCTGGCCTTCCTCGTCGGACATTTCAGAGATGCGCTCCGCCTCGGCCCGGACCCTCCCTCGCAGGGCAGCGTCCCATCCCGCCATGGCCAGCGACAGGCTGCGCACCAGCTCCGGCTGGCTGGCACTCCATTCGAAGTCGGCCGGAAATGCGCCGCCGGTCTGCTGGAAGTAGCGGTGCAGGAGGGCGGGGGGCGTGCTGCGCAGGAATGTGCTGAAGGCCGGCATGTGGGCTCCGTTGAGGGTTCATTACCAGCGGCGCTGGCGATCCGCTAAACGGCGTATCAAGAATCGGTGTGCGGGCACAAGCGAAAAGATACGCACACCTGCGTAGTGGGGTCGGCTCAGCCGAACAGTGTGGGCGGCCCCGCCGAATCGGCTAGGAGGCTCAGTTTACGCAGGCGAACCCGCGCCGCCTCAGCGGAAACCTGGAAGCTGGCCATGACATGTCGCTCCGCTTCCGCGGCGGGCACCGTGCCTATGACTGCGGCGCCATGGATCCCCTGGTCGCGCAGCAGGTCCCCAACGGACCGGCGCACCCGTTGGGCCGGCATCAGGATGGCGCCGCTGAAATAGCCGGCCTGCCATTCCAGCCAGTCGAACTCGGTGGTCCCCATCATGCTGTCGCGCTTGCAGACTGTCCGTGGCTCGGCACGTGCGGCCTCGAACATGTGCGGCGGCGCGGCGAACACGTGGTCGAACACGGCGCGGTGATAGAAGGCGTGGCCCAGCTCATGGGCCAGCGTGGTGCGAAGACGGTTCTGCCGGTTGGCCTGCTCGGTCAGCTGGACGGAGATGAGGACCTGCGGCAGCTGGTCGGGTAGGAAGCAGGTCATCCCCTCGACGTCGTCGCCCTCGTCCGAGAGGTCGGCATACTGGTCGAGGCTGCTGCTATACCGCTCGACCAGCACGGTGAGGTCATCAGTGGAGAGCGGGAAACGTACCTCGCCATGGCGCTCCTGCAGGAAGGCCGTGACCAGCCGCTCGCAATCGCGGTCGATCTCCGCTGGGCGCAGGTAGAGACGCTGCGGAAAGCGCCCCGATTTATCGACCAGCCAGCCCACCGCCTCGAGCCCCTATTTCGACAGGCTTCGCCGGAAGGCCCGGAAGGCCTTGGCCGTGTTGGCTGGGTCAGTGGCCGCCAGCCGGAGATCTTCGGGGATTTTACCAGCGAGAACAAACAGGTAGTCCTCATCCTCGCCAAGAGCCCGGGCGAATTCCCGTATCAGGTGATCGGAGGTCGGGCTGCGGCGGTCGTGCTCGATGTCGTTGAGATATTGCGGCGATATCGACCCCGAGCCGTCCTCCTTCTGGACAGCGGCAGCCAGATCCTTCTGGCTGATCCCCTTCTTCTTTCTGGCGCCAATGATGGCCTGTCCCAGGGTGGTGGTTGGCGCTGTCATCGCCCTTGCATCCGGCGAAATCCTTGCCTGTGGCACTTAGCGGAGTGGCGTAGTCGGCGCCTGAGTCCTACGTCAAGCCGCGAAGCTGGACGTGGCGCAGGATTTAGCTTCCGGGATGGGCCCCTGCGCCGGCGCCGATTCGCTGCGCCATGAACGTCGCCGTGCAGAAAGCGGGTCCGGCGGCGCCCTACGCGGGATTTCGCAGCGGCGCTTTTGTTCCCGCGGGAATTCTCTAAGAGATTGTTTTCGCTGTTGTTCTCGGTTGGGCGACACGATCTTGCCTCCCAGCCATGCCACCGAACCGCTCCAATCCCCACCTCCCGCCGCACCTCCGCGAGGTCTGCAGCATCCTGGCCGCCGGCCTCGTGCGGCTGCGGAGCCGCGCTGCCGAGGAAGCTGCGCGCGAGGCTGCTGACCAGGGAGAGCGCGACCTACACTTCCCGTCCCCTCAGCGCCTGGATGCGAACCGGACCAACCGGAGACCCGCATGACACGCGCCACCAAATCCAAAGCTGGCACCCCGCCGGCGCCGACCATCTCAGCCATTCCACCGGCCGACGTGCTCGGGCGCCTGGCAGCCCTGAAGTCCACCGCCACGCCGGACTTGAAGCAGCAATGGCGGGAGCTCTTCGCGGCCGAGCCGCCGCCCTACAATCGGCGCTTCCTGGAGAGCCGCCTGGCCTACCGGATCCAGGAACTCGCCTATGGCGGCCTGAAGCCCGAGACCATCCAGCGCCTCGAGGCCCTGGGTGAACAGCTGGATGGCGGGAACCCCGTCCTGCGGCGCATCCGCGGCGACGACAAGCCGATTACCGGCACGCGCCTCATCCGCGAGTACCAGGGCGTCGAGCACAGCGTCACCGTGCTGCACGACGGCTACGAGTATCAGGGGCGCCCCTACCAGTCGCTCTCCTCCATCGCGCGCGCCATCACCGGCACGCGCTGGAATGGCTGGCTGTTCTTTGGCCTGAAGAACCGGAGGGGCACGGCATGAAGCGCAAGCCAGCCGCCGAGACCGCGATGCCGGCCACGGTGCGGAAGATCCGCGCCGCCATCTACACGCGGAAGTCGAGCGAGGAAGGGCTCGACATGGAATTCAACTCCCTCGACGCGCAGCGCGAGGCCTGCGAGGCCTACATCACCAGCCAGCGGTCGGAGGGCTGGGTGCTGATCCGCGAGCGCTACGACGACGGCGGCGTTTCTGGCGGGACACTGGAGCGGCCTTCGCTGCGCCGCCTGCTGGCGGACATCGAGCGCGGGCTGATCGATGTGGTGGTGGTCTACAAGATCGACCGGCTGTCGCGCGCGCTGATGGACTTCGCCAAGCTGGTGGAGGTGTTCGACGCGAACAACGTTACCTTCGTCTCCGTCACGCAGTCCTTCAACACGACCACCAGCATGGGGCGGCTGACGCTGAACATCCTGCTCAGCTTCGCCCAGTTCGAGCGGGAGGTCATAGGCGAGCGCATCCGCGACAAGGTGGCTGCGTCGCGGGCGCGTGGGATCTGGATGGGTGGCTTCGTGCCGCTCGGCTACGATGCGCGCGATCGCAAGCTGCTGGTGAACGAAGCCGAGGCGGCACTGGTGCGCCGGATCTTCGAAGGCTTCGTCGAGACGGAATCAGGCACGAAGCTGGTGACCATGCTCCGGGCCGAGGGCGCCACGACGAAGCGCGGCCGCGCCTTCACCAAGAGCGACATCTATCGGGTGCTGAGCAACCGGACCTATCTCGGCGAGGCGATGCACAAGGGGAAGTCGCATCCCGGCGAGCATGCCGCCATCGTGCCACGGGCGATGTGGGATGCGGCGCACGCCCTGCTGGCGGTCAGCCCGAAGACACGCGCCAACCGCGCCCGCTGTCAGACGCCGGCCCTGCTGCGCGGGCTGATCTTCGGCAGCGACGGGCGCGCCATGTCGCCAACCCACGCGCGAGGCCGCCGCGGTCAGCAGTACCGCTACTATGTCAGCCAGTCGGTGCTGAAGGGCAGCGCGGCAGACGGGCCGGCCATCGCGCGCGTTTCCGCCGCCGAGATCGAGGGCGCGGTCATTGCGCAGGTCAGGGGGCTGCTGCGCCAGCCGGAGGTGGTGCTGGGCGCCTGGCGCGCGGCACGTGCCTCGGCGCCCGACATGACCGAGGACGAGGCGAGGCTGGCGCTGGAGCGGCTCGACCCGCTGTGGGAGGAACTCTTCCCCGCGGAGCAGGCGCGGATCATCCGCCTCCTGGTCGACCGGGTGGACATCGGCATTGGCGGAGCTGACGTTCGGCTGAAGCTAGAGGGGCTGGCGAGCCTCGCGCGGGACCTCGCGGCGCCGCCGACCGAAACGGCGAGGGCAGCGGCATGACCGGCGCCGCGCAGATGCTAACCGTCCGAGTGCCGCTGGCGGTCCGGAAGCCGCGGGGCGGGCGGAAGCTGATGATCGCGCCTGTCAGCACCACGAACCGGGGCTCCTCGGCTGCGGACACCACGTTGGTGAAGGCGCTGGCTCGGGCGTTCCGGTGGCGGCGGATGATGGAGGCGGGCCGCTACGGCACGATCAATGAGCTGGCGACGGCCGAGAAGATCAACTCGTCCTATGTCTCGCGAATGCTGCGGCTGACGCTGTTGGCACCGGATATCGTCGAGGCGATTCTCGACGGGCGGCAGCCGGAGGGCATGACGCTGCCGGGGCTGATGGAGCTGTTTCCGGTGGAGTGGGAGAGGCAGCGCCCGATTCATTTCTGCGCTCCGCGACAGGCACCCCCTCCAAGCCCGGTGCCGTGGCCTGTTGGATAGCCCGCTTGAACTGCTTGGGCCTTGTGCCCGCCGCTAGGCCGATATCCTGGCGCCCCGCCTCGGAGACTGAATCGATATTGTTGCCATGGCTACGATTTCGGCTATCTGCGATGATGATTGCGGTGCCGTTTCCGCCGACATGACCTTGTACCGGACCGGACCAGGAGGAGGGTAAATGGTGGGAACGAAGCGCCGACTTCCATTCGATATCAGGGGAGTAGCGCTTGTCGCGAGGCGGGCGGGAAAAGGCACGAAGGCATGACGATCGCCGCTCGACCTTGGAAACCCCGCAACCCCCAAGAAGCATTCTTCCCGGTGGAAATGCGCCCGCTGTTTATGAGGGGCTCGGGCCGCTCCGAAAGTTACAACAAGCTTGATCGGCATTTCGCTGTCGTTGATGTGGAGCGTCAGAACCCCTTCGCTGTGGTAACTGAAGAATACAAGCTGGTCACGAATGAGGCAGCTTACGTAATGGCGGCCGAAGTTATGCAAAAGGTATTTCATACCACTCAGCTAAGTGACATGGAATGCTTGAATATCACTATGCCAAAGAGCCGATCCTTCTGTCATATTGACTTGATTCACAAGACTGCTGACTTCTCCCCTTGGGAAAGGGACAAGTGGACCGCCTTTCTTCGTATCAGCAATAGTTACAACCGCACCCGTCTTCTGCGCTTCGAACTCGGCTTCTGCCGCTGGATCTGCTTGAACGGCATCATTTTTGGAAGCAAAAGCATAGAGTTCAGCTACGCCCACACGCGGCGCGGCATGGACCGGGTGGATCGCTTCGCCGAAAACATCGGCGACATCCGTAAGCTCGAAACCGCGCTCACTGAGAAACTGCACCAGTTGAAGCGATACCACGTGCCCCCGAAGGAAATGCTGCCCCTGCTATGCCGAGCCTTCGACATCCGGGTGACCAAAGAGGTCCTGACAAAGCAAAGGCGCGTAAGCGATCTTCTGGCGCTGCGCCAACAAGCCAGTAGCCTCACCGAAGCCTACTTCTCGGACATGGGCCCGCACGGCTATGCCGCGCTGAATGTACTGACAGACTATGCCTCGAGACCGACGGGCGTGATCGCGCCGGAAGCAAGCATGCATGGCTTGCAGGAGAAGGCGGGTAGTTGGATGGACGACTTCATATCGGCCATCAAGAGCCCAGATTTTTCTTTCGATCACTACTTGGCCGAATACCGGCAGACTGCAGAGTTGATTGAGGCCCTATGAACGAATTGGCCAACAGATATCCGCCCACTCAGCTCTTGGGCATCGATGCGGCTGCTTCCCGGCTACACGCTAGCCATTGCGCAGGAAAAGCGTGATGTCCGAAACAGCGAATCCGCTGAAGTCCGCGCTGTGGCAGGCGGCCAACGTCCTGCGCGGGTCTGCGGTCGATCGAACCGACTGGAAGGGCTACATCCTCCCACTTCTGTTCTTCAAGCGTATCTCGGATGTGTGGGACGAAGAGACGGCCGAGGCGCGTGACACCTACGGCGACGCCGATCCGTCCCACTTCCCTGAGGTCCACCGCTTCGTTCTGCCTGACGGCTGCCACTGGAATGACATCCGGCAGGTGGCGGCGAATGTCGGCGCTGCGCTGCAGAAGGCCATGCAGGAGATCGAGCGCACGAATCCGGACACCCTGTTCCGCGTCTTCGGCTCGGCCGACTGGGGCAACAAGGAGAAATTCGCCGACGAGCTGCTGAAGGACCTCATTGAGGGCTTTTCCGAGATCCGGCTCGGCAACGCCGCCGTCAGCACGGATGTGCTCGGTGACGCCTACGAATATCTGGTCGGCAAGTTCGCCGACGTCACGCGGCGGAACAAGGCGGGCGAGTTCTACACTCCCCGCAGCGTCGTCCGGATGATGGTCGAGATCCTCGACCCCAAGGAAGGCGAGAGCATCTACGACCCTGCGTGCGGCACCGGCGGGATGCTGCTCGGGGCGATCGAGCATGTCACGCGCAAAGGCGGGGATCCGCGGACCTTCTATGGCCGGATCTACGGGCAGGAGAAGAACCTCACGACCTCGGCCATCGCGCGCATGAACCTCGTCCTGCACGGGATCGAGGACTTCCAGATCGCCCGCGAAGACACCTTGCGCAACCCGACATTCACCGACCCCAGCACCGGCGGCTTGGCGACATTCGACTGCGTGATCGCGAACCCACCCTTCTCCTTGAAGGAATGGGGACGCGATGTGTGGGAGGCCGATCCCTGGGGACGTGCCCGATACGGCATTCCGCCCGATAGCTACGGCGACTATGCCTTCGTCCAGCACATGATCGCCTCGATGGCGGCCACCGGGAACAGCCGCATGGCGGTTGTCCTGCCGCAGGGCGCCCTTTTCCGCAAATCGGCAGAAGGGACCATCCGGCAGGCTCTGCTCGAAAACGACATGGTCGAGGCGGTCATCGGTCTTGCGCCGAACCTGTTCTACGGGACGCAGCTGGCCGGATGCGTGGTGATCCTGCGCCGAAAGAAGCCTGCGGACCGGAAGAACAAGGTCCTGATCATCGACGCCTCAAGCCTGTTTCGCAAAGGCCGCGCGCAAAACTTCCTTGACCAGGAGCACAGCGACCAGATCGTCGCCTGGTACCACGCCTTCGAGGATGTCGAGGACCGCGCGAAGGTCGCCACGCTGGACGAGATCAAGAAGGAAGGCTGGACGCTGAACATCTCGCGCTACGTCATGCCCCCCATCGGCCATGATATTCCGCCGCTGCCTGAAGCCGTCGAGGCGTTCAAGACCGCACTCGTCGAGGCGCGTGCGGCCGAGGATCACCTGCGCAAGGTGCTGGTCGAGGGAGGCTGGCTGTCGTGA